TTCAACGTCGGCCAGCTATTCAGTAAATTCGTCAACCTCCGATAGTTCGACATCGGCAAGTTATTCGGGTAATGCTTTAAGTGCGAGTTATAGTCAAATATCCACACTTTCACGAAATGCTGATACGGCAAGTTATATTGTTGCATCGAGTGTATTTGGGACGGTGGCAAGTTCATCTATAAGTTTGACCGCTAGTTATGTAACTGCAAGTAACGTGGTGGGTGTCGTAACGAGTGCCAGTTACGCATCAACCGCAAGTTATTCTAACAACTCGACAACGGCTTTAAATGCAACCTCTGCAAGTTATACAGTTACATCTAGTTATTCCAATAACTCGACAAGTGCAAGTTACGCAAATACGTCTCAAACATCTAATTTAACAACAAACGTCAGTGGTTCATATGTCACCTCAAGTGCAGTGTTGGTAACCGGGGATATAACCATCAATGGTGTTCTACGAGCTGGGGTTATAAGTGCAAGTCATTTACAAATTACGGCAAGTAGTGTGGAAATTGGTGATAATATCATCACGTTGAATGCTTATACACCATATCAACAAATGGCTGGTATCGAAGTTAAAGACTATTCTGATAATAGTACGAAACAAATGGTTTTTAATGGTGGAAATGATACTTGGCAACACGATGGAAATATAGAATTCCGCGTGACATCAAGTGCTTACCCAACTAGTTCATTGGGGTCTGTAACATTTGAGTTGACAAATGACACAACTCTGAAACTCTATGTAAGAGGTTATGATGACGTTGTGAGAACAGGCACCATAACATTAGAATAAAATATGAGAATAAATATAGGTGGAGTTATACCGTTACAACCGATTGGTGGGATTATAACAAATAATCCAGCAACCACAACACAAGCACAGATTGATGCTGCACAAAAACGTCGTGAATCCGAAGAGGCACAAAAAGACGCAATGCGAGAAAGATTGGCCCAAGAGTATAATGCACGAAAGGGTAAGTAAATGAGTCACAAAAACGAATTTGGTTGTTTGATGGCTTTTATTGCACCATCGGTCAGTCAAAACATAATTAAATATGGAAAAACAATGGTTCCAGACGATAATTTGTATATTGTTCCCGATGATGATTATGGTCGTGAGGTAGAGCCACATGTGACTCTCAAATATGGATTTACAAAAGATTTAACCGATGACCAAATTGCGGAAATAATAAATGGTATTGGTAAGTTTTCGGTTGTAGCAGAAGGAGTCAGTTGTTTTAAAAACGAATTATTCGATGTAGTTAAATTTGATATTAAAAAAACTGAACCACTTTTGACAATGCGGGACAGATGTAATAAATTTCCAAATCAAGATTCATTTCCAAGCTTTCATCCACACACAACTATTGCTTATGTGAAGAAAGACACGTTTCCACATACTATAAAAAACAAAAATATTGAATTTAATGTGGATAGAATGAAATATAGTGGAATTGATGGTAAATCTAGGTGGTATGATTTAAAATAGGACAACTAAAATAATAACTTTACGTTTAGTTTTGTTAATGGTTAACTAGATTCAAAATGTCAAAACAAAATAAAAAAACTGAATTTGTAGTGGAGACTGGAAATTGGAAGGCATATGTAAATCATGCTTGTGAAAATACCGAAGTTGAAAATTATGACTTCATTGAAGCCGCGACCATTGCTTTAGAATGTTTATTTTCTCCAAATGGTGAGTTGGGGGAACATTGTGAATTGTTTAGTTTGATAGATGAAAATGGAGAGGATTATTTTTTAACTACTTATAGTGGTAAGTTGAGTGAAGTGCCGGAAGTATTGTTTGGAGTATTGACTGCTTGTTATCTAAAATCGGATATAGATAAACCGGAGAAAAAATGGTTTTTGTTGACTAGTTCATTGTTTGCCAATGCAAGTCAACCATATAATGTGGAAACCGCATTGGAAATTGAAAAAAATTGGTCCAAAGAAGTTGCGGATTTCAAAAGTAAAGAAGCACAGTTGAGAAAAATTTTGGATAAGATTGAACCCGATGATGTTCCTAAAAAACCTAAAAAGGTGACAAAGAAAATTAAGAAGAAGGGTAAGAAGAAACCAGATAAAGAATAAATTTATGATAACTGAATTTTTAACACTTCAAAACCAATTACGAGTATTTCATTGGCAAACCACCAGTTATGCACAACACGAAGCATTCGGTAAAACGTATCAAACATTGGACGTATTAATTGACGAATATATCGAAGTATTTGCGGGAAAATATGGTCGTCCAAAGTTGGATGGTATGACGGTTTCTCTTCAAGACATTGGTGAAGATTCGATTAATAATTCAATTGACACAATGTTGCAATACCTCCAAAATGGATTGTTGAAGAATTTGGAAGAAACGGACACAGACTTGTTGAATATCAGAGATGAAATGGTTGCTGCATTGAATAAGTTAAAGTATCTCTTGACTCTCAAGTAACAAGATTCTTTAAAAACAAGTTGACTTTTAAAAAAACTGGATTAGAGTGTGGGTATGAATAAACAGATTATACAGAAATTCGCTGGTCCGATTATCGGGACAATCACTACGCAACCAAATGGTGACGCAGTTGCACAGAAATTTGCTGGACCTATCGTTGGAACATACGATGTAAAGACGGATACAGTTCGTAAGTTCGGTGGTCCAATTATAGGTAAGGGAAGAGCTTTACTCGGTTCGTTGTTTGACTGAGTTTGTCGGTTGTTTGTTGTTGAAAAGCCGACTGTGGAAATCATGGTCGGCTTTTTTCTTCAAATTTTGTTGACGTTTTTTAAATTCGGTGATATATATAGACGTATGAGACAAAGTGTACAACCAATATTATCAGTGTGGGCACCCGAAGGGTTGCTCCTAGACGCATATGCGTCTGGAATCTGACCAATGGTTGAATAGTGTAGGGTAGTTTAACAACCGTTGGAAAATTTCTCCAACGGATTTTTTTTGGAGAAATTTTATGATAATTGGAATTTTAGTTAGTATCGTGTTTGTCGGAATAATCGGATTTGTAGTGTGGAAGTGGAAGAATGCAAAAACATTCTAAGAATAGTGAAAAGACTATTGACAAATCCGAAAGTTAGTATAAAGTGATTTTAAATAGATGAAGTTGGTCGAAAATCCAACCGTAGAGGCAGGGTCTAATAGAGACGGAGCCGGGATTCGAAAGAGTCTCACCAACGAAAGGTCAAGCGTGAGAGTCCCCACGATATAGGGACGTAAAATTCGGAGAATATGTCGTAATGACTTTTTAATTCGACACTAAACGCCTGTAATTTACCTTCTAGGTGAAGACCTATGTGATGTATTCTAACGAGTTATCACGCAAAAATACTAATCCTATCGTAGATTCGAACTACTTTAGGTTTATGCGAGTGTAGCTCAGAGGCAGAGCAGGGCTTTTACACAGCCAAGGCCGGGGTTTCAAAATCCTCCATTCGCACCAGTTTGAAAGGAAGTGGGGTTAGTGGAGCCCATCTTTTAAAGAGTGGAGTCTGACTTAATTATGAAATTAAGTGCGGGGAGTGGTTAACATTCCATACGTTCGAGATACGATTAAAAGCTTCGTACTGTGGTAGACCTTTCAGTATGTTCTGATTAGGACGTTCCTTTGGCACAACAGCACACTTTCAAATAATTTACGAGACATATAACCATAGCTCGTTTAGGCTACGTTAAGGTAATTAAATCGTAGCACTTTTGGGCCAGTATCATCAATGGTAATGCACCTCACTTGCAATGAGATTATTATGGGTTCAAGTCCCATCTGTGTCCACCTCGACAGCCTCCGGTAGTCATGAACCGGAGTTACGCATGAAGTAACGTGCTCTGAAATAAAGTCATCGCAGAAAGGCGAAAACGCCTAGGCCAGTGAGTAGTTGAGTAACCGATGATGGTAACGTAAGAGAGGCTGTGACCATTTCTGAATATATGGAGAATAAAGGCGTAAGGATGTCGGCCATGAAAATGGCTTCTCAAGTGTATGTATCAAACCATACTATATTCACCCTAGCGATTACATAATCGAGACTTACCACGGATGGTCAATCCACAGGTGAGATGTTGACGGTGGGAAAGAACACACCAATTTAAGCCGACGTAATTTAAAAACCTGAAAAGGACAGAAAAAATACGCCGATAGAAACTCAGCATCCCTTAGAACAAGGGTCATTAATGGATTATTAGATCTGTGATTTCCTGCTGTGTCGATGAATTGTTGGTGCCAAATCCAACCGTCGGCTCCTTTATGAGAAGAAGTATAATGAAAATGACGAGTAAAGTTAAATGTTTACTCGGATTTCATCGTTTTAAACCAAAACGATGGGTTTATGGGTCGGTTGTGATAACCGGAAGAGTTTGTAAGAAGTGTCAATATTCTCCAACTCTCGAAAGATAATCATTGACAAAACAACTGTTTAGATTTAGGGTCTAAACATATCGGGCAGGTATCCAAATGGTTGAAGGAGACGCGCTGTAAACGCGTTGCCACGTGCTAAACATATAGGTTCGACTCCTATCCTGCCTACCATAGTAATAAAATGGGGATATAGTGATAATGGTAGCACGGGAAGCTTGCACCTTCTTGGTTTCAGTTCGATTCTGAATATCTCCACCCAATCAGGTCTGCAAACCTGATAAGGTTACTGGAAATATCCGAAGAATTAAAATTCCAGAGTATAAGGGTTATTGATGGTTTCCTAAGAATTAAAACATCAACAAGAGTAAATTATTTGTATATTCTTTCAACTTGTTAAAAACCAACGAATATATCCCTATGACTCTATTGCCGGGTCACGATATAGAGCGGTAATTCACAGACCGATGTGTGACAGTTTTGATGTTTCCTGCCAAAAAACACAACTGTTTGGGTAGTTTAGTAGCAAAACGCCATGAGACGATTCGTGGAAAACAAAGGTGCAAATCCTTTCCCACTCACCTTAGATTACGAAAAGTTCGGGTTCAAGGTCCGTGGGTTTGTTTGTAGGACAAACACTTAATGTAAGTGGAAGCATATTTGTAATTTAAAATACCGGCATGTAGCCTAAAAGTGAGGCACTCCGTTTGGGGCGGAGGTCAAGTGCGAGCGTTACGCATCATGCCGACAGAGTTCAAGTTATAGATTTCCGACATTTTCAATTTTTTCATGATATGTATGTGCATGAAGTTAAAAAATAAAATTGAAAATGATTTGGAAAAATTTAAACAAACCATCAATTCTTCAAATAATTATGAAGATTTATGTCGAGAATACCAAGTTGGGTCTAATGGAAGACATATAAGAGTATTTAAAGAATTGATCGAATCGAATAAAATAGACATTTCTTTTTGGATTAAAAACTCAAAAAATATAAAATATCCAAAAATTGAAAAAATTTGTTCTATATGTAACAAAAAATTTACCACAAGCAGTGGTCATAATAAAGAAAAACAAACGTGTTCAAGACAATGTGCCAATATAAGATTCGCTGTTCCAAAAACAGATGAAATAAAAAAGAAAATTTCAGAATCAATTAAAAAATTTAATATATCGATTGGTAATGTTGTAAAACAAAACGTTTTATGTAAAAAATGTCATAAAGAATTTTTACCAAATAATAAATATACAAAATTTTGCTCTAAAGAATGTGCTTCCAAATCAAGAATTGCAAGTCAAGAACAACGTGATAAGTTAAGTGCTATAATGAAAAATAGAGTAGCATTAGGAATCCATAAAGGATGGCAATCACGGTCGATAATTTCTTATCCAGAAAAATTCTTTATGACTGTATTGAAAAACAATAACATTCAATATATTCATAATAAAAAAGAAGGAAAGTATTTTATTGACTTTGCTTTAGAATCGAAGATGATTGCTCTTGAAATAGATGGAAAACAACATTTGAGAGATGATAGAAAATCAAATGATTTATTAAAAGATGAATTCTTAAAGAATATTGGGTGGTTAGTATATCGAATCCCGTGGAATTCGATTAATACGGAAGATGGTAAATCTACGATGAAATTAAAAATAGATAAATTTATTGAATTCTATAATTTAATCGGAATATAATGTCAAAAGTAGACGGCTTCCCTTGGAAGGAAGAGGTTGAGATTGCGAAATTCTCTATTCCGACCTTTAGTAGCCGCGCTGGATATTGCTTCAGACTTAGTTGTTAGTGTTAACGAGCGGTGAATGATTTAACGATGACACCGAAACTGTAAAATCAGTTCTTTGTTCATACTCGTTAGAAATGAGCGAGACGATTATATGAAAGTATGCATTCAGTAAGTAATCGTGAAAATTTAATGCAAGGTTATGTTCCCACCATACGGGAACAAATTTTAAAGACATTGCGGAGACACCTTAACCGTGATACGGTTGCAAACGTGGACAAACTCACGGGGAAGCAATGGTCGTAGGTGTCACTCTCCCTTCAATGGGAGTTTAATTTTGGTCATCTTAGCGGGTGACCGTGGTTCCAGATGGCGAGTAAATTGAGAGAGTAACGTCAGTATTGTATCAATTGAAAGCTATGGGTGAGGCTGACTACAAAACCCACGTTCCCAATAGGAATGAATTTGAACCTAAATTTTAAATGGTCATGTGATGTAATGTAAGCATCGCTAGTTTTATAAACTAGGAGCACTAGATTGGTGCCGAGTCTCGGTTCAAGTCCGAGCATGACTACCATCTGTCGTGACAAACATAGGTAATTCCTACCCAACGTTTGTTATACGGTTGACATGAAACAAAAACGTGTTAATTTGTCGTAAGAGTATAAAGGAGTTGAACGATAACAGATATTTAATGGTCATGTAGCCCAATGGCAGGAGGCAGTGGTTTCAAAAAACGCACAGTGTCAGTTCGAATCTGACCATGACTACCATCAGAATGTTATAGAATGCCGTCGTGGATAAGCGAAGTTGGAACAAGCATCAATTTCAAAAATTGACATCCTCTGTGAGTTCGAATCTCACCGCCGGTACCTTCGAGGAAAGTTATTAAAAGTGGTATAAAACTGTTCGTGCAGAACAATTGTTGGGTTCGATTCCCGACTCCGAGAGACAATTTATGGGTGAGTGACGGAATAAGACGTAGTGGTAAACAGAGTATCCTAGAACAAGCGGGACTACTGAATTGGGCATCGCGTCAGTTGCGGACTCTAGTGTAGAGTGAAATTCTCTATCTCATCCACCAATTTCGGTAGTGTTAGCTGATTGATAATACATATAAGCTAGTTTGGGTGTCAAACGAAGCGTAGTTACGTGAATCATCGGTCCACAGAGTTGAGTGGGTATAACACAGGGTTCGAGTCCCAAGCTGAAAAAATTTCAAAATGGGTGAGTGTATCGTAAGGGAAATTAGAAGAACCGATGTACTTAAAATGCATTGATACTTGAGGGTGCAAGTCCGTCCTCACCTACCTGTGTGTATATTATGATAAGTTTGCGCAGACGAGTCATAAGAATGGAAATGGATAAGGCACGAAACTCCGAATTGCACTGACTTATCACACACTAATTTTAATATAGGGATGGAGCTCGACGGTAGAGCAATGCACTGACACTGCAAAGGTAGCTGGTCCGATTCCAGTCATCCCTACCATTTATGAATGATTATATTTGTCATAGTGGTGGTGCAGAAGGTGCGGATATGGCGTGGGAATTGGTTGGTGCAGAATATGGTGTAAAAACCATCGCATATTCGTTCAAAGGTCATACTCAACATGGAAAGAATCAGAAAATTCTCAATGAAGCTGAGTTGATAGAAGGATTTGAACACGTTTTGGAAGCCAATAAAACAACCAAACGAAATCCTGAAAGAACACCCGCATATGTCAAAAAGTTATTATCAAGAAATTGGTTTCAGGTGAAAAATTCCGAATCAATTTACGCGGTTGGAACCCTATTGAATAAATCACAAGTGTCTGGTGGAACTGGTTGGGCCGTTCAAATGGCCATAGACAACAATAAACCAGTTTATTTATACGAACAGATGCAGGATACGTGGTGTATGTTCAATTACGACTTGAAAACGTTTGTTGGAATTAACTACGTTCCCATTTTGACTAAGAATTTCGCTGGTATTGGAACAAGAGAACTAAATGATAGTGGTTTAAACGCCATTCAAAAAGTTTTCGAGGTTAACGTATCTAAATGATATTTATTATCATGATTAAACTGATTGATTTATTGCCGGAAGCATGTTGGAAGGGATATGAAATGGTGGGAATGAAAGAAAAGGAAGGAAAACAGGTTCCAAACTGTGTTCCTGTCAAGGAAACATACAATGATGAACATAATATAGATTCTCCAGAAGAACTCAATGAATTTTTGGAATATTTTATAGACCAACGTTCACAAAACCTCGGAGAAGCAACTTACCATGGTAAATCTGTTAAATTAAATTCTCCTAGTCGTGGTGATGTGAAAAAATTCAAAGTGTTTGTTAAAGACCCACAGACGGGAAATGTGAAAAAAGTCAATTTCGGTGATCCAAACATGCGAATTAAGAAAAGCAATCCAAAACGACGTAAATCTTTTAGAGCTAGACATAATTGTGACAATCCGGGGCCAAAAACAAAAGCTCGTTATTGGTCTTGTAGAAAGTGGTAATAAAATGAAAACATCAATTGTAGATTTATTTCTAAAAGAAGTGTCGTTAAATGACAAACCACCCAAAGATTATTCCTCATATTTTATGAAACAATTTATATTCGACATAGTGTTTTATGTGTTTTTCTACACATTTGTTTCGTGTGTTTGGTTGTGTTCGTTACCAATCCGATTGTTGGTGTGGTTGGTAAAGTAAAGTATGAAACCTTACGGTCTAATTAAAAAGATTTTGGCAAATCATCCAGACAATCATCCTCCAAAGGGATATGTTAACTGGTGGGAAGCTGAAAGATGTCCAATCAATAAAAAGTCCGAAAGACAGTTGACAAAGAAAGAAATTGAGATACAGTTAAGAGAGTTGAGTTAAACAATCTATCCGTCGCCTAACTTGGTATGGCACTTCATTTGGGGTGAAGAATAATTTCGGTTCAAATCCGAACGGATAGACCCTTTAAATTTTGTATTGAAGACGTAGGCTTAGAAGCAGCCATCCTTAATGAGTAGGTCGAAACGTCGGACTGGCCGCACTAGAAAAGTAATCAGATACATCGTCCGACAGTTCCAATCGCACATTTTAATGATATTTTAAATAGAATTAGACGCTGAATTGGGTCAAGTCTCAATTTAGAGGAAGTTCAAGACTACTAAACCTAATGTGGGAGATTTAATAAATCATTATTACCACAGAAGTAGCAATCCTAAAGGTCCGAGGGTGTCGGTTTCCCTATGACGACAGGTTGGAGCAGTAGCTATTAACACGCTACCACAGAAATGTGAGATAAATGTCTATAATAAACAAAATCTTGGCTAACTATTTAATTTTAAATGGGCGTGTGGATAAGCGAAGCTGGAACAAGCAACAGTTTTAGAAACTGTCATCCTCTATCCGTTCGAATCGGTTCACGCCTACCGTAATGGGAATATGACGTAATAGAAGCCGTGTTGGTCTTAGAAGCCAATGGAGCAATCCGTGGGGGTGCAAGTCCCTCTATTCCTACCATTTAATGAAAACAGTTAAAGACAAACTAAAACACGAAGAAGAGTATGTCGCTTTCTTGGAAAGACGATTGAAGAGTCAAAACTTTCTCAAGAATTCAAAACCAGAAGAAGTAGAAAAAACAGAAAAGAAGTTGAAAAAGGCAAAACTTGTGTTAAAGTTGTTGCAGAGTAAGAAATAATTTATTACAGGTTTTTATTGTCTTTAACTATTTATTGACATGAAGACATGTACAATTTGTAAAATTAGTAAAAAATCGAATGAATTTTATAGTAATCCGGGGACTAAAGATGAGTTAGGTTCTCAATGTAAATCATGTGATTCGATAGAAAGACGAAAAAAGTGTATAGAAAAAAAGAAAATTTTGGTTGATTTTTTAGGTGGACAGTGTATTGTATGTGGATATAAAAAATGTCTAAATGCTTTGGATTTTCATCATAAATATGATAAAAATTTTAACATTTCATCAAAGATGAAATATAGATTAGAAATTTTATTGGAAGAAATTAAAAAATGTGACCTTCTATGTGCAAATTGTCATAGAGAAAAACATTTTTGATGGACGTTTATACCGTAGAGGTAGCGACTGACTGTAAATCAGTTGCCTTAGGGATCGGGGTGTTCGACTCACTCAACGCCCACCAGTAGATTTATGGGCGTTTAGTATGAAAGGTGAGAGTCCTACAGCAATACGTTCTTCAATGCGAAAGCAGATGCGAAGAAAGACTTGGGTGCAAATCCCAAATGTCCACCATTTGAATCGTTAGTTTAACCAAAACCTGTCATGTGACCAATTATACCGGGGTAGTGTTAAAGACTACGCAGATATGAATATAGAATTATTCACGATTTAAATAATTTTGATGCTAAAATAAAACACTATTAGCTATGTGTATCTGTGAAGTTACACTAAAAGCGGGAAATCTAATCCCGCTCGTAGGTGATGACCTACGTGGCGTCAAATAATGCACTATTGGCATAATGGTTGTGTTTCAGCCTTCCAAGCTGACCAAGCCGGTTCGATTCCGGCATAGTGCTCCATTTTATGAAAAGATTCTTTCCGGTAATTCACTGTAAGACTTTGGAACAGACGTTGCAAAACGTCAGTCTCAATAGAAAGTCTGCGACTGGATTTTTTCTGATTAATCACAATTTTAACCACAAGAAATTTCGTAAGTTGGTTGAGGATGTCGTTAAATCGTTTCCCGACACCAATTTCGGGATAAACGTCTTGGATTTGTCCTTTGAAGAAGTGTTCAACAACGACATATCCGCAATTCCAGAATTGAAATACATTTGGGTCGATAATTGTGGTAATGATGGTGATTTTCTGGTTGAAGATTCCGAACGAATTTTGAAAATCAAATCACTTCGTCCAAACTTGGAGTTGTTTGGTGGTTTTGCGTTCAAATACCAGAATCAACCAACACATATTTCTACGTCTGGGCACTTCGCCTCCCGGTGTTTGGATGTCATTACGACGTCTGGTGACGGAACGGGAATTCAAGCCGATGTAGACAAGATTAAACGTATTTGGAATTGGGTTGGTAACGGAAAGAGATTGGCTATTGCTTCAGGTATCAATTCTGAGAATATTTCTCTCTATCCCAAATATATTGACGACTTTTTGGTTTCGACGGGAATCAGTGATGATTTCTTTAATTTGAATGTGGAGAAAACCAAAGAATTACATGCACTCATAGCTCAAATGGATTAAGAGCGGACGGTTTCTACCCGTCAGGTTACAGGTTCGAGTCCTGTTGGGTGTACCATGACATTAAGTAGTTTAATTAAAGATTCAAATCGTATAGTTGCTTTTACCGGGGCTGGAATATCTACGGAGTCGGGAATTCCCGATTTTAGGTCTGATCATGGTATGTATATGACAGGGGAGTTTGAAGGATTGAATCCCCAAGACATTCTATCTCGTAGAATGTTAAACAAAAATCCTCTTCAAGTTTTGAGATTCTATAAACAAAGATTGTCGGGAATTGCCGACAAATCCCCAAATCGTTCTCATAAATCGTTAAAAACGTTAGAAGATATGGGTAAATTAAAATCCGTAGTTACACAGAATATTGATAATTTACATCGTAAAACGGGTAACACTAATATTTTTGAATTGCATGGAAATATAACACGATATAGATGCAATTCTTCATGTCAAAGAGTTTATACTCATATTGAATTTCTAAAAAGAATGGAATCGGGAAAATTACCGGATTGTGATTGTGGATTTTCTTTTCTCCGACCAGATGTAGTATTATTTGACGAGTGGTTAAACGATGAAATATTTGATGCCGCTTTTTTTGATATTAAAGACTGTGACCTTTTAATTGTTATCGGAAGTAGCCTAAGCGTCCAACCCGCATCTGGATTGGTAACCGAGATAAGTAAAAATGCAAAGTTAGTTATTATTAACCGTGATGAAACTATCTATGACAAGATTGCGACAATGGTCATTCGTGAAAATTGTGGAGAGGTTTTAGAAAAAACAATCGAGGAACTAATATGAATGAAGATTTAGAAGAATATTTAAGTAACCTTTCTTTTGAAGAAATTTTGGATTATTATGAGACTTCGATAAGACATAATCATTATTGTCCATGCGAATGTCATTGTTTTGATGATTACAAAATTAAAGCATCTCCCGGTGAGATAAAACAATATATTATAGGACAAATAAGAAAAGGTGTTCATTAATATGAAGTCAAAAACGCAAAATTATTGCCTTACTGTAAAATACTACAATAAACATAATCATTCTATGGTTTCGATGTTCATCATTAAAGCCGTTGATGTTAACATGGAACAAGCACAAAAAGTTGCAGAGATATTGTTTCCAGATTGTGAAAATGTTATTGTCACTTCCATCGAAAATGATGAAAATACTCTCACTCACGATGATTATGAAACACTACGTAATATAGTAAATGATAAATTAGTGGAAAGTATAAAATCAAATCGTGTTCCCTATGATGAAATATCTCATCCGATTGATTTGAAGTATAAAAAACTCTTGGAAAAGATGAACAAACGGGTTATTCAGTTTCCACCATCATTCGTATGAAATCTATTGAGTAAAGAGATAGTGGAAATAATACAAAGAATTTATGCAAAGTGAAGAATCGTTATTAAGAAAGATTTTCGGAGAGAATAAATGGAAAGAAAAATACACAATCGACTACTGTGACCAATGTGAGACATTTATGGTGAGTTGTCCGGTTTGTAATTTCGGAAGTTGTTCGGGTGGTGGATGTAAAGAGTGTCACGATGACACGATTGAATTTCACAATACCATCAAAAAAACAAACATTTCAGATTATTTAACCGAAGAGGAAAAATTGACTTTCACCAAAATTCACGCATTAAAACGTCATATGTGGGATAGTATCTGTTTAGGTGAGTCGGAAATAGACTTTGACAAACTGAAAGAAGATGGTAAACTTTCCCAAGTGACCGAGGAACTATTTAAAAACCTTTTAAAACATGAATAACTGGACTTGTAGACGATGTGGAGAAGCAGTCAACTATGAATTATTCATTTGTGGTTGTTTGACTGGTCCTAGTCCATGGGAACCAGTGGTAGAAAAGAAAGAATCGAGTATGAATATTAAAGATATGGTCAGAGACGGTAAAAAGGTAACATTTGTCCAATACCGTGAAGGTGAGTTTATTTATCGAACCGAATGTGGTTTTGAATTTCCGGTTCCATTGAATGATTTGGGAAAAGCGACACTTCTCGCTGAAGATAAAGCAATGTTGTTTATGCGATACATACGTAAACACATTCAGACGATTGAAGAAATTAGAACGAATATGTAATACACAAGTCAGTTTTTTTCAAATTCAACTTTTCGATGACAATTTGAACAGAGTAAAACACATTTATCTAATTCTTTTTGAATTTTATTCCATGACATTTTACGAATACTATCCCAATCTCCTTTAGTTTTTGGGTCAATATGATGAAAATCAAATATATACGCCGGTTCTAATGGATATGATATACCACAACGATTACATTTAGAACCTTTATAAATTACCGCTTTTTGTTTCAACTGTAATCTCCGATTGTCGTTATATTTGTTAAAACAATGTTTACAATAACCATACAATCCAGATTTTCTTCGTGTAGATTTATAAAAATCTGTTGTTGGTTTTTCAAGTTGACATAGAGGACATTTGACATTAATATTCATAGATATACATATAAAGTTTAGGTCTAAAAAGACTAAAATATGTTTACATAGCTTAATTGGATAAAGTTTAATACTCCTAATATTAAAGATGAAGGTTCAAATCCTTCTGTAAACACCAAATGATGAAAAATACTAAACAACTGAATAAATGGACAATCGGATTATTGACTGCTGGTGTCATCAGCATATCTTCGGTAAAAGATGCAGTCAAGGCAGGCACATACAAATACGCTAAATAACCGTCGATGTTATGAATGACAATATCGGACAAATTGCGGATGGATTACTATCAAATCCAACGTGTTATTTGACTGGTCGAGAAATAGACTTATTGAGTCCAAAGACTTATCACTGTGACCACATTGTTCCGGTAAGTAAGGGTGGGTCTGCTAAATTAAATAATCTTGGGTTGACATGTAAAGATGCCAATATTGCTAAGGGAAATTTAGAATTGGGACAGTTTCTATCTTTATGTGAAGAAATATTAAAATACAACGGATACACAGTTTTTAAAAATTAAATGGAAACTATACCAGAGTATGAAACCATAAAAGAAATACCAATCCATAGTTGGATGTGTAAAATGATTTTGCGTTATGATAATTTCATTTGGTATGATGATAAAATTGGTAAAATAAGACAAGATATTCTCAATTGGATGAATCAAGTTTCATCCTCGGTTGGAATAAAACATGGAAGTAGTTTAATATGGTATTATAGAATACCAGAAGCATCCACGCCAAACTTTAAATGTTTGCATATTGATGTATATTTATCAAAATTTAAGATATTTGATAGAATTCCGAGAAGTCATGTGGATTTTGAACATTTTTCCAAATTTGTTAAAAAATCTTGGAATTTGGGAGAATTAACTATTGATAGTAATGTTACAACGGACGATGTAATGTCATCTTGTATTAGAATGACAAGAACTGAACAGATATATCACGATGTATATGTTTATTTTTCAAAAGGATTTGTAAATCGAAGAAGTGAATTGATTACTGATGTAATGGCAGCATGAAATGCTCTGAATATTTTCGTCCACGTTCAAATCGTGGGTAATCAACCATATGTTAATGTCAGACGTCAAATTAAATATTAATTGGAAAGTGACTTGGTGGAAAAAATCCGAATCACCGACTATAGAACATTATTTGGGAAAAACAGCCGGTCCAGTGTTTACTACGATGGATGAGTGTCAGGGTGCTATCAACACATTCCCACAGGTGGATAAATTTTTTAATCCATGGGTATATCAAGTAAGTCCGACAGATGAAGAAGTCACTCATAAGTTTGAAGACAATAAAGTGATTGCGTTTTAAGGTGTTGACAAATCAGAAAGACCTGATACAGTAAAACCAGATTAGATTTTTTGGTGTTGTGGCCGAGTTTAGGCATCTGTTCGCAAGACAGATTTACACTGGCTAAGTTCCAGTCGATACCTCCATTTTATTATGGGTAGGTCGTCTAACTGTTAGGACAGTTCCCATTTCTGGAACAAATGCTGGTTCAAATCCAGCCCTACCCACCTTTTAATAGGACGTTAGCTCAATTGGTGTAGATATAGTTCTAATTGAATAGTTAGAAATATTTTACAGTATGAACTTGGTAGGTGAGTTGAAATCAACCAAAGTTACCGGTGACGATGGATGTGAGTAACCTTAAATATCATACTTTGTGGAGAGCACTTACTTTCTAAGTAAGGGGTTGGTGGTTCGAGTCCATCACGGCCTGCCATTTATGGTTTTGACTGAAAATGAAGAGAAGTTTTTGAAACGGTATTTTAACGAATACGCAATACACCGTGGAGAAGATGTTATTGGTGTGTTGATGTTAAATGGTGCGTTCAAAGAACTTCCCGATGGTCAATTGGTTGAATTTTCTAATAAGTTAGAAGATAAACGGGTGGAAATTGAGTTAAGAGAACAGATTGAAAAACAAAAACAACGATACAACAAAAATGAAAACTGAATTGTAGAATTGCAAAGAAGCCGTGTTTCACTTTAATAAAGCACATTTAACGAATCCGTCGATTCCTATGTGGGTGATTAAAGCCAAGGGTGAAACATTTTACGTGAATCACGTTACGGCGAATGTTGGTTGGACAACGAAAGAAACAGTTGACAATCCTCATACTAAGGGTAGTATCAAGTTTAAGAATGTGGATGTAGTAATTGAAAACGGTGACGGACTGATTACAAATGCATCAGTAGCTTAATGGCAAAGCGGGAATCTCTAAAATTCTGCATGTGGGTTCGATCCCCACCTTTTGCACCTTTGTTGAAAATTAAAATAAGTCGTTTGGAAAGTTTGATAATACTTATCTGAACAATGAAGTGAAAATCGGTTGACAAAAAGAAAAACGGTGATAGAGTAAGTGAAGTAAGAAAAACGGTGTTGTGGGAAAGCGGTAATCCACTTGTTCCGCAAGAACAGGAAATCAGTGGTTCAAATCCATCCAGCACCTCTTAGGTTAGTTGAGTGTTATACGTGAAACCTTAGATTAAAAACTCAACAGTATGGTCGATAATACTAAAAGTTATCCGTCACCTATTGCCGACAAATAATGGAAACTATCATGAAGGGTGATTCATGACATTATTGGATTTATGTGTAAATCCACGTTTTTGTAAATTTGTTCTTTGTAAGTTTAGAATTTGGGGGCTTGACCCCTTTAGATAAGTCATCGAAAGGTGACAAAAGAGAATTCCCCCTAACGGGAGCTCGCCATCGCAAGATGGACACTCAAGCAACTGATAGAGTCGTTGTCCTTCACTCAAAAGGTGGAGGTATATCTGACGCTGGATTGGAAAATTGTTGGTTTAGGGTAACACTGTAAACCGCATACTAACGGTACCGCCGAGCAATACCAATTCCTAACGGAACAGCCAAGAATAAGATTCAAGTCAAACATGTAGGTGTGAAACCGCAATTAAATGCTTACATGTAGAATGATAGAGAGTGGTCTGGGTAACCATGAACACAATCTTGAAATTCCGTTGAGTATCCGCAAGAGAAAGACATGGGTCGTGTCGCATATTGTATCCCAAAAGGATATGAAACGACAAGTAACGCACGACCCTGTTAGGTGCATTAATAGCTCAATGGTAGAGCAATAGTATTATACACTATATGATTGGTTCAATTCCAAGAATGAAAACGCAAAGTCGTTACGCTCAGTGAATGAAAGTGACTTAATTCCGAACTCTTAGGAGAATTCGGACGATAGACTGCTCGCAAGGCATAAATCGTTGATATTAAATCAAACGGTGCTCGCAAAGCTTAACTGTCCGCAAGACAGACGGGTGTAGAGATATTGAGTAGTTCATTGGTTGACTGGAAAAGCTACCAGTATAAAAAAGCAGTCATGTTAAATACTGATATAGGTTTCGACCATATTAGTGGATAAAATTAGGAAGCATTGTCGGCAGACGATGTATAATCTAATCAAAGATTAACGTAATATGGTGTAATCTCAACCATTTAAACTAAAACCCACCCAAAATAAGACTTTTTCTTTTTAGAGATTAAACTAGAAATGCAACAATCAGCCGATTTTTTATTTTCCGATTTTAACATCTTGATAAAATCAAATCGTAACCCTGTAAAATTTCGACCATCATATTTATTTTTAAAATTATAAATGAGATTATCAAACGATGGATTTTTATTTTTTGGTTGACTCCTTTTTTTTCGTTCCAAATCATTATAAAAAACGGTTAGTGGAGTACATGCTTTATAGTGTATATTATAAGCATTTTCGGTTTTGGCTATATCTAAATAAGTCTGTTCGACATTACGTAAATTGTTTATGTCTTCAACTATTTCTATTATTTGAAAATCGAAGTTTTCAATACCATATTTATTCCAAGCATTTTGTAAAGGTGCATTTTTATGTTTATTGTTGATTAAATCTTTTTTATGTCGGTTGAATCTTGATGTACATCCATAATTTATATTTTTACTACTACCGACGTAATATCGACTGTTAATTTTATTGATTATCTTGTATATTCCCACTTTTTTCATAATATCTGTTTAAATTTTTCAACTGTTCCATTTTTTGATTTTTCCAGTAATATTTCATTCTTCGTTTATTACGGGCCTCAATTCGATCCGATTCCGTTAAATATTTCTTTTTTCTTCCCATGTATATACATATGAAACATATAATAAAAACAACAAAAAAGTTACAAAAGAAAATGTTGACGTTTTCAAATCTTGAGTTATATTTATTTGGACATGGATGAGTAACCGGACAGGCGTGCCGGAACGGTTTTGAAAACCGATTGGTCCTTCACGGGATTGGCCTTCGAGTGGTCACTTTTCCGCCATGGTTCTTTGGGTGAGAGGATTAAACCAGAAGTTTGCTAAACTTCCGTAGTGTAAAATCTACCATCAGTTCAAATCTGATAGGAACCGCAGAGTCCCCTTCTTTCTTCTAATTCTTCAAACTTCTTCGTCTCATTCCCACTATTTATACCCATGGACAAACAACCGAAATCTGATTTAACGCAAATTGCGAAGGAATTTACTGCATTTATCGTTAAGGAATTGGGAATACAAAAACCCTACAAGATTAAATTGTCTCCAACCAGAACAGAAGCCTTCACCACCCACGCATACTACAATCCCTCCAATGGTGAAATCGGTGTTTGCATAAATAAGCGTCAAACCGCAGATGTATTACGTAGTTTAGCCCATGAAATGATTCATCACAAACAAAATCAGGAAGGCCGATTGAAAACCGGTGAAGAAATACCTGATATTGGTGGAGAAATCGAAGATGAGGCCAATAGTGTTGCTGGGCAACTAGTTAAGAAGTTCGGTTACACCACAAAACACCAGATTTACGAATAACGACTTGACACAATCGGTGTAGATAGTATCATTCTCTATGAATGAGAGAAATTTATACTGACAGTGTTTTGCCCAGTGATTTTCGTTTACGTCACGGTGATAAGGTCATTTTCTTGGCCGGACCAACTCCACGGGATGTCACCGTCAAATCTTGGCGACCAGCCGCATTAGAACATTTGAATAGATGTTTATATGATGGTGTCGTGTGTATCCCCGAACGAAAAGATTGGAATGCACAGTTTGATTATGTGGACCAAGTTTCGTGGGAAAGAAAATAGTTACAAACCGCTGATGCCATTTTGTTTTGGATTCCTCGTAATCTGGTAGATATGCCAGCATTCACAACCAACGTGGAATTTGGTTATTATCTCTGTAAGAATCCACGTAAGGTTTATTATGGTCGTCCAGATGATTCTGAAAAGAACAAATATTTGGATTGGTTGTTTGAGTTGGAGACTGGTATGAATCGACTATGTGCGGTTATGCCTTATCCAAATATGACGAAAACACCTTTTATTGACCAATTCATTCATAGTAATACCGTTGACATTTGGTGGAAATTGAAGTATAAACCAGTAGATATAAAAACATTGGATGTGAGTAAGATATTCGCTAAGGCGATTAAGAGCATCCATAACAACGAAAGTGTAAGTGAGTTATTTGTATGAACACAGTTGATAAATATACATTTGGAAATACTACGTCGGCCATAAATTTGGCCGACATTCTGACCAAAGAAAATAATCCAAAACTACTTGGAAAGGTAAGTTCGGTGTTGTCACGGGTCAACCGATACATTAATCTGATTGACTGTGGGTTGGAAAAAACTGATGATAGGAAAGTCATTCTCCAAATGGTCAAGAATGCAATCATATCGGAGATAGATGAAAAAGAGTGGCCGAAGTCGGTTAAAACACATGTCAAATTGATGGTTACAACAAATTATCGAAAAGCCTTTCATGGAGAACCTGATAGAAATGATTTAACCAGAAAATTACAAAAGACTAGAAAATGAAATCAAGAGAATATACCGAAGAGGAAGTAAGAAAAATGTTTTTGAACCACATTCGAGGTCTGGCTGCATATTGGGATAGTGTTGAAGGTAGAACATCACGGGAGAAATTAGATGGGTTGGCATTTTCAATTTTGGTTATGTTAGATGGTGGAAGTGCGTTGCCCGGATTTGATGTGTCACCAAGTCCTCATCCAAGTGACAAGGAATTTCACATTGACGAGGGAACAAATTATTTCCCAAGTGACGGAGAGTGTCAAATTGCCGGTTGTTTACACGAAGAATACCATAAGTAGACTATGATAGAGTATCCATCAATTATCAATTCAAGTAAAGCTCCACGGGGAAACTGTGTCGCTTTCGTGAAGTATGATGGGTCGAATTTTAGAGCCAAATATACTCAAAAACAGGGATTTAATCTATTTGGTTCACGTCGAGAATTGATTGACGAATCACACAAATTTTTGGGGGAGTCGGTGACTATATTCAAGAAGAAATATGCCAGTACCCTCACCGACTTCTTCAAGAAAGATAAAGAACTGCGTAATGAAAGAGAAATCATCGTTTTTGGTGAATTTTTCACCGAAAGATTTACCGAATTATTTTAAATTTATGAAATTACAATCAACAGACGAGTGTAAACAGTTTTTGAGTGACCATTATGGGTTAGCCGTTAATGGTTGGAAACGAGTATCGAAATCGGGAGATAAAAAAGAATCGACTCGAATCTTTACTCACAAAGATTCAAAATTTCGATACCAAGTAATTACCGTGGGAGATTACTTTTTCTCCGTGTCACCAATCGTAGAATTACCAGTATTTACTACCGAGGAATTGAAAAAGGCTGCGAAGGGAATTAAACACTGTGGGGATTATTGTCATTTTTACTTCAATCGAAAACTTGGAGAATTGTATATTTCTATGGGTGATGGAGATTGTGCGGGTGAGGAAGAAAATGGAACCTCGACATATGAAGAAATCGTTGAAATGGTCAAAGATTTGAAAGGTGTCAAAACCATCACTGTTGAGGCCGAATGTAATCCCGACACAGATAGTGGAGAATGGGTTAGGATTGAGGGTACATTTGGAACCACATAAACATGGAACGTGGACTTTCTACACCTTTGACGAAGCTCTAAAGTTACCATTAATGGTTAGTACGGACGATATTTTGAGACATTTGATTAAGAAAAATTATGAGGCCAAGTAAGATATTTATTGTCAGGCACGGTGAAAGTGAAGGAAACATAGATAAGAGTGTATATGGCACAAAGCCTGATTATGCGGTTAGATTGACACCCAAGGGTATCGAACAGTCGTTTGAGGCTGGAAAGTCCTTGGTAAGTCGAATGGTTGATAATGGTGAGGGAAAGAAAAACTGCATCATCTACCACAGTCCATATATACGTGCGATTGAGACAACCAACCACATTATTCGAGGAATGAAGCCGGATGTTGTTCTTACTAGAGACATGGTTATAGAAGAACCACGGTTGAGAGAACAGGAATGGCACTCGACTACTCCGTTGAGTGACTATACCAAACAAGCCGAGTCGGATAGAGTTGGTTACGGTATATTTCACTATCAGTTTCCATTTGGTGAAAGTTGTGCGCACGTCTTTGATAGATTGTGCGGATATGTCACAGATATGGGACTTTCTTTTCAACAGTCGTCGAAATTTCCACCGAATCTCATAATTGTTACTCATGGTATGACTATGAGAGTGTTGTTAATGAAAATTTTCGGTAAAACTGTGAGTGAGTTTGAAACGTGGAGGAATCCACACAATTGTCAGATTTTGGAATTGACGAAGGAAAAGGTTCATTATCACTTTGATTTTGAGACTCTAAGAAAACGTCCGTTGGCTCACGAACATAGTTTACAGATTGAAGTATGAAAACTTGGACACAAATTATAACAAATACCCTTGACCAACAACGAGTCCGTCGTTGGTCAAATGTATTCTGGGCGATTGATTTACATGACAGTGTAATCACCGGTAAGTATAATAGATTCAATCAGGGGTCTACTCTTTACCCTTATGCCAAGGAGACATTGGACCTATTGTATAATAGTCCAATACACCGAACGACTCTATGGACGTCCAGTTACAAAGACTCGGCTCAAGAGGTAATTCATCGGTTTGATTTGAAATTTCACTATTTTAACGCAAATCCAGAGTGTCCTAATGATGAATTGTGCGATTTTGGTTCCAAATTCTACTTTAACTTCCTAATTGACGATAAAGCAGGGTTTGATGGTAATAGTGATTGGGAAGAAATCTACAACTGTTTAAAAACGTTGTCGGTTTAAGTATAATTCCTCTATTTATAGAGGATGATTAGTCTCAAAGAATTACTATCCGAAGTTCCAGTCGATACGTTTCAAACCGTAGGTGACTTTGAAAAGGGTGCATCGTTCCAAGATAAACGGGACCGTGCATTATTAACCAACCCTATAACTCCGGTAAAAGTTAGGGATTTCTTCAAAAACACCAGTTCGGATTTCGACTTCTATTTCGTAAATTTAAAAGGTCGTCGTAAATTTGCAGAAAGAGGTAAAGTTGATGAATCCGTCATCTATGCACCCTATCCAGATGGGTTGGGTATTAAACGTGAAACTTTGGCTGGTGGTGGTATAAATGAAAACAATATCACCGTATTCTTCGTTGGTAATTCCGCAGCTGAAAAAGTTCCCATGACTTCGTGGACCATTGCACATAGATTCGGTCATGCAATTCGATTTGAATATGGTTTTAAAGAATATGTCAAATGGTTGGAATCCCAATTCAATGAAATTTTAAAGATGTATAATGTGGGAATAAACCCACGATATGATCGTTATGGTTATCGTATCGACACTAATGTAGATTCCGCAAAAGCAAAATTATTCAATCAGGTTGGAACCATGAGAAGTGCAAGACAAGGTGGAATTGATAGATATGCAGAGTTCTACTATGAATTATTTGCACAATATTTGAAAGATGGTAAGGTTACTCTCAATAGATTGAAAAATACCATTAAGACGGGAACTGGACCTTATGGACGTGCTGAAACCGCTTATACGAAACAGGTAGAGGTTGTAAATGATATATTGGAGGGTATTGAAAGAGATTTCTACTTCTATGCCGAAGATGCTTTGAATGGTTGCGTGGGAAATGTTTACATCATGTAAAAGGTTATGATTAAATTGAGTAAATTACTAATTGAAGCTTTATCCCGATTGAAGAAAATATCGTTGGGAGAATCCACCGACTCGAATACGGATGGGGATGAAAATTTTGATGAACATCCTGATTGGTCGCCTGGTAAAATTGTAGTTGGTTATGTTGATGGAAATTTGAACATCATAGGAAGTTCCAAACACCCCGGCCATGCTGAATTATACAACGCGGGATTAACAAAAAGAATCAACTACGCGGGGAGAATAGCATGGAGATATAATATTCTACATAAAACTTTGTTCATGTGGCAAACGACTTCTACTTCGTAACAACGTGATGCAATAAAAAGTTATTTGTTAAAAATGAACCCATCATATAAAATTGAAGATATACAGTCTTTGGCTAGTTTTGAACCAAATTCTTATGAGAGTCAAGCAGCTCAATATTTGTCGCATGGTGGATATTCTGGTTATGAACAAAAACCCGTTAAACCGGAAAAAACCAGAACATATTCCTATGACCCAAATATGGATGCAATTGCATAGTCATTGGTTGATATTAAGTGGATTTTAGGATATATTGACAATTATGGAAAAGTCCATTATAAGGTTGTCAAGAAACAAGATACGGTGGATAATCACAATGGACTGTGGCCCGGACCAAAACAACGTAAGTGGAGATGGTTACCTGAAAAACCAAATCATATCAATGCCTATGGTGATGAATTGGATGTAGAGGATCAAGATGTGATATGGAGAATAATAGACCGATATAAAGTATGATTAAACTCAAAGATATTTTAGAGAGTGTGGGAATTGACGATGGTGAAGTCAAATTTGATTTGATGAATGACCATCCGAACGACCCACTCAAGACATTCATCAATTCCAAACAGAATAGATTTGAACCAGTCAGTGCATTTCGATTGACAAATGTTTACTATGCGTATCGGTTTACTCCATACACCCAACAAGTTAAAATGTATGGTGACAAAAACGCATTAACCAGAGATGAGTGGAATGATAAAATCAATGCAATTAGAACGGATATAAAGGCGTATAAGAACCCCAATACGGTTACGAATGTCAATACCATGATTGATACCTCGTTGTTGAGATTTGAGAGAGTTGCTAAATTATCAAGCTTCGATACCATTATCCCACTCAAATCCTCATCGGTGTTGAACGACGTTATTGCAGAAAAGATAAGCAAGAAAACCAATGCTAAGGTGTTATCAGACATTATCGTAAAAAACACGTTAAAGAACGTTAAGTTGAGTATTCCAAGTTCCGAAACGAGTGATAAGACGAAAGAATATTTGGCAACAATTGATAAACGATTCGCTAAAATGCCGGATGAGGAATTCAAGAGTAAGATGATAAAAGCTAGCTTTAGACGATATGTGTCAAACTTCCTAAAGTATAAAAACGACCCGAATTTGGTCAAAGAATATATCGCTGGTAAAAATATTCTAATTATCGACGATACGTTGGGTGAAGGTGCAACTCTCGCTGAACTACGTCGGTTAATTATGGAATATAACCCAAAATCTATCACATTCTACGTCTTTTTGAAAGACTATTAAACCATGATTAAATTAAAAGACCTTATACAAGAAGGGTGGATTGATGAGGTATCCACGACCACTCGTAGTTTTCGTCAAATTCATCAAGATGAAGATCCTTCTGGACAAAGACACGATTTGAGATTAACATGTGTCGAATGTGGAACTACCTCGACATGTAGATGTAGGAAACCAAAGAGAGAATTTAAGGGTTTATGTGATACGTGTGCTAAGGTCGATGAAAATAACGATTTTCTGGCCAAATTTGGAGTCGGTCCAAAATACAAAGCTCCCGAACCAGTAAAACGTAAATGTCCTAAATGTAATAAAGAAAATGCGGTTGTGAGAGAAAGTCATGCCGATACTGACATGAATGAAATGGTATTGGAATGTCCTGACTGTGGTTGTGAGGTAAGTTTATGATTAAGATGAAAGATTTAGTTATGGAAGGTGCGAAGGAAAATGCTGCGTTAGATTACTTGAGTCAGTTGGTCCAAAGTGGACCATTCAAAAACCGAGTATATCTGGCGGGTGGTGCCGTGCGTGATATGGAATTGGGTAAAGACCCAAAAGACCTAGATGTAGTGGTAACGGGTGGTATTGACGCAGGCATGGAGTTTGCGAAGTGGGCAACGCAACATATGGGGAATTTCAAGGATGGTAGTAATCCTGTCTTATTTCCGACGTATGGAACGGCTAAATTTACATTATCTGGTATCACGCACAAGGATATTGATTTGAGTGACGTCGATATTGAGGCGGTTGCAACTCGTAAGGAGAAATACACGGCTGGTAGTCGTAAACCAGAGGTTAGTGCTGGTGACTTGGAAGATGATGTAAATCGTCGTGATTTCACTGTCAACAGTTTGTTGAAAGATTTGACGACGGGTGAAATCTTGGATTTGACTGGTAAAGGTAAAGAGGACATTAAACGTGGTGTGGTTCAAACACCACTGAATCCTGATGTCATCTTCTCCGAAGACCCACTGCGTATTTTGAGAGCGGCACGATTTGCGGTCAAGTATAATTGGGATTTACCAATGTTCATGATTCGGGCAATGAAACGAAATGCACCTCAGTTAAAGAATATCAGTTTTGAACGTATCCGTGATGAATTGGATAAGATGTTATTGACGACTTCCCCACACCGTGCAATCAAGTTGTTGAAGGTGACGGGTGTTCTTGATTATGTCATTCCAGAGTTCAAGGATGCGTATAAAATGACGCAGAACAAGTATCATACTGCGACGGTATTCAATCATACGTTGGACGTGTTATCCAACACACAATCGAATAGTTTGATTTCTCGTATTGGTGCATTATTGCACGATATTGGTAAGACGGCTACACGAACGGTGGTAGATAACGAAGTTCATTTCTATGCACACGAAATGGTTGGTGCAAAAATGGCTGAGAAGATTCTTACCCGTTTGAAGTATCCACGGGAAATCATTGATGCGGTTGTTTTGGGTGTTCGTAACCACATGCGTTTGAAACAGTCGGGTGAAGAAGGAGAGAAAATTTCCGACAAAGCCCTACGTAAAATTACGGTGGAATTACAACCTCATTTACATGACATTTTGAGTATTATCCAAGCTGATAACTTGGCTCATGCTCCGGGTCATCAAATGCCAAATCAAATTCCGAATATCATCAAACGTATTGAACAGTTGATGAATACCATTCCTGTTAAGGGTCAGAAATTACCTGTCACGGGTGAGGACTTGAAGGCCATGGGAATTCCTACTGGACCATTATACAAAGAGTTGTTGGACTTGGTGAGAGACAAGAGATTGGAAACACCAAACGCAACAAAAGAAGAGTATTTAGAGTTGATTAAGAACTACCTGTCAACGAAGAATCCTCAATAATAGTCTATTTAAAAAGGCTGAAAAGCCATTTAATAAACTCGACTATTTGAACTAAAATAAACACAATCGCCATAATGAAGAACGTAACTGTTGTCATTATGGCGATAAACGTGCAGTAAAGAAATATCAGTAAATAAATCATGGGGATACGATTTCAATTTTGGATTTCTTCTTTTCGATAAATGCTTCATCCATGAGATATTGGACTAATCTATCGGATGTGGATTTGAAGTCGTAAAATGGAATATTTTCGTCGTTAAAGATTCTGACCTTACCTTCGTAAATATGAATCTTCACACCCATTAGTGTAATTTCCTCGTAGTTATCAGTTTTCTTCATACTTCAAATGTATATACAGGAGAGGTGAGATAGTCAAGGTTATTATGACTCTCTATTTGATAAATAGAAACAGTTAAACCAAATGTATTGACTTTGTGAAAAAAACTTCTATGATACAGAAATGATTTACACGATTACTCGTTTATGTCCAATTGTTAGATGGTATCTCAATGAAGAGGAAGATAGATTCTTCAAGAGGGAAAGATATGAACACGACTGCGTTGGTTACTTTAATTACTTCTCGGATGCGATAGAATTTGTAGAGAGTGACGCTGGTAGAGAATTGGTGGAGTGTCTTTATGACTATTTGGTGATTGAAAGTTGTTTAGAAGGAATTCAACGTTATTCACCATCTGACTACAATCAATGGTGGTATAAATACAACGATGTATCTAAAAAGTGGGAGTATGTCGAGGAAACTCCCAAACAATTTTATGGAACGGTTGGATTTGCGATGTGAGATAAGGCAACCATATCAGTTTTGAAAAAGAATACAATCAATGGATACAGTCTGAAATGTATGACCGTATAAAACAGATTTATAAGAAAAATAAATATGCACATTATCATACATTTAAACACATTGAAAACTGCCTTCATTTGTTAGAGACTCATCCAAAGTTAAAACAACTCGACAGTCCATTAATGCGTTGGGCCATCATATTCCACGACCATGTATATGACCCAAGAGACAGTGATAACGAAATTAAGAGTGCAATGATGTCCCGAATAAATTTGGAATTTTACTTTCGTGATAATCTGGAAATTCGAGAAATGGCGAAGTATCTTGCTAGGTTAATCAGAGTGACGGATCATAAAAAAAGTGAATTCGCATTGGATGACAACATGAAAGCTTTGTTGGATATTGATTTATCCATATTGGGGTCTGAACCAAGGAAATATCTGACATACAGTAAACAGATTCGGAAAGAGTATGCACACGTTCCCCACAATGCGTATAATGAGGGACGTATCGCAGTTTTAAAATCATTTTTGAATCGTGAAAGAATTTATCATTTCCTTCTTGAATTAGAGGGACCAGCTAGAAAGAATATACAAAATGAAATCGTGCGTTTATCCGGGCAGTTTTGACCCATTTACTTTGGGACACCTTGACGTAGTTGAGAGGGCCGCGTCATTGTTTGACAAAGTTTATGTTTTAATTGGTGTAAATATCGGTAAGAATTACACCTTTACGTTGGAAGAACGAATTGCGTTAATTCGTCACAATGTCAAACACCTACCCAACGTCAGTGTTCAATCATTCACAGGTTTATTGGTTGACACAGCCTATGAATTGGGTGCTAAAGCGGTTATTAAGGGAGTTCGTAATCTACAAGATTTCGACTATGAAAGACTTCTCCACGAAGTCGGCGCGACTCAACAACGAGGCATCGAAACTTTCACTATCTTCTCAAGAAATGAGTTATCACATGTCAGTTCATCCGCAGCCAAGGAGATTTGTAAGAATTATGGTTTGTTGGACACATACGTTCCTCTGAATGTCAAACAGTCGATGGAATTGAAGTTTATGAAAAAGAGGATTGTTGGATTAACTGGTAGTATTGGTATGGGTAAGTCCTACATTATGGACCAATTAAAGAATCGTCAATACCGACACAGTTACTTGAATATTCATCATATTGATTTGGATAAAGTTGCACATGACATTCTTCACACTCGTACAGAAGAGGTTTACATACAGTTGCGACAGGACATTATTGATGTATTTGATTTGGGTGAAACCAGAGTCATTAATAGAAAGAAATTGGGTGATTTGGTTTTCAATGACCCGGACGCATTAAATACCCTGAATGCAATGATGCGTATTCCTATTCTGACACGTATTCGTAAAGAAATGGCGTTAGAGGACAACAAACATAAATCTACGGTGATATTGGATGGAGCAATTATCGCAGAAGCCAATTTGTTGACGATTGTAAATAATAACGTAATTGTGGTGGATGCCCCTCTAAGTCAACAATTGGAAAGACTCAAAAGACGTGGATTAGATGACACTCAGATTCAAACGAGATTGAAATCTCAACTGAATACCAAGTGCAAGATTGAATTGATTGAACGTTCAATTGCTAAACACAATTATGGTAAATTATTCTACCATTTGAATGATTCCAATGAAACGGACACCACACAGTCTTTTGCAAATTTGGGTAGTTTCGTTAGCTATAATTAATGTATGAGAACTGTAAATGGTAACAAGACGTTTATTGCGGAAATCAAGACTCAATCACCATTTGGGTATAAATCGACGCATAATTTCAATCAATTAATGGATGTCGCATTGGAGTGTGGTGACTGGATTAGTGTCCATACTTGCGCCATGTGGGGTGGAGACTATCAGACTCTTTCATACGTCCGAAAATACACCGACAAACCCATTGTGGCCAAGGGAATACACGGAACAGATGATGATATTGCACGAGCGTTTGACCATGGTGCTAATTATGTTTTGGTGGTCAATAGATATTCTTACAAATATTTGTCAAATTTCGATGTAAGTGATAAAATCCTCAATGAATTGACCACTTTTGAGAGTTTACAAAACTTTAATATATCTGGTTCTTTTTTTGATTATCGTAACAATAATTACGTCTGGAATAGTCGTGATTTGAGAACTGGAAACGTACAGGAATGTCGAATTAAAGAACTTAAAGACTTACAGTTGAAAACCGTCGTTCAAGCCTCCAATATCAAGTCTATCGACGACGTTCATGCAAACGCAGATGCGTTTATTGTGGGAACCCACTTGGTCGATTTTTGCGAAACATTAAAATAACCATTGACTTTGTTTAATCTGTTAGTAGAGTGTTTCCTATGAAGATTGTTCGTTTTTTTAAAACTATATTTTTGGATTTTGGGTGGCATCTTTGGTCACTCATTAAAACTGGATACTACTATTAAATCTCATGAGAGTTGTTTTGAAAAAAGCCAGAGAGTTTGATAAGATTTCCTATGAGAAATATGCGGAATTCACCCTGAAAGGAATTACTTGGGGACCGACAATTGGTGAAAAGTTCACCATTTTATCAACCAAAGGTAAAGAACACTTTGAGGATAGAGATTACTTTGATTACGACGTTAGAGACACTAAACGGTGAAAACATATTTTCAATAAAACATGACTTTCTATGTTGTAATACATTTGTTAAACGATAATTATGAATTCAACTATTCACGCGAAAATTTCGGTTAAGAATTATGGTGGGTCTATCGAAGACTACAATCATCTACATGATTGGATGGATTGTAGCAAAGAAGTCGAGTCGTCAAACAAACACCGATTTCTGACTCACACCATGTTCTTCATCAAACGTGTGATGGTTCCTATCTACGGTTTCACAATCACGAATAGTGATGGTAAGTCGGTCAATCTCAAGGATTTACTTGAACAAGACCACGTTCTCGCTGATTACCGGGGTAAGTTTATTCCTACTCTCATGGACTTCGCATGTGAAATTGAAAAAGACAATAATGACGAAACCATTTTGAATCATTATCACGACGATAATGCACATTTCTACAAAGACAATCCCGATGTCGAGGAAACCATGATGTTACCATATCACCTATCAGGTGATTACCGTGCATTATTTGCAACGCATAACAGTTGGTTTGTCGGTTACATCCTTCCCAAAGTATTCAAAAATATGAAGGGTAAATTGGAGTGTAATATCTCACCATCGCACTTTTTCAACAAGATGGCCTACAAACCGTGGATGCAAAATGGTCAGGGAGTTCCACCAAGTTTTGAGATGATGGAGAAAACCAAAAAGACGCGAGTTCTCGAAGAACTTGCACCAAAATCAGTTAAACCTGAAAATGTGGTTATTGATGGTTCACGACAATTTGTGGTTCGGGAGTTGTTACAACCTGTAACGGATGATTTTGCTAAAAAACCAGTTGAACCAGAAATACCCTATTTTCCACGTAGATTGGATTGATTTTATGGACAAATATAGAAAACTTACTAAAGAAGAACTTCGTGTTTACGGATTTGGTTCCAAAGACACGTCATCAGACAATGTATATCGTGATTTTGCACGAAAATACTATCCAAAAGAAGCTGCGTTGGTTGAAATTGTTATTCATAGTGAATACATCGCCATCCGCGAGAACAGTATTACTTATGTTGCGGTATATGACAAAAATGGTGATGAGTTACTTCCATTGAAAGAAAGTCGTGTCGAGGCTCGTAGAGCAATGACGGCTTTACCACTCACGTCATACCGCACAAATGATGGTTTGGATTCATTGTTTATCCGAATGGAAAAAACGTTGCCAGACTTTTACATTAAAGAGAGTTAATCTAGTTGGTTGACTTTCAATAAAACTGATTTAGGATAGAAGTTGAATAGTTTCAATATGAAAAAAACTTACGATAATCTCTACACTCTTGACACCACTGGTAAAACCCGTATTTGGCATATGGTCCAGAACGGTAATAAATACCGAACGATTTCGGGTGTGAAAGACGGCCAGCTCGTAGAATCTGATTGGACCGAGTGTGACGGAAAGAATCTTGGTAAGACGAACGAAACGTCTGGTGCGGACCAAGCAACCAAGGAAATTGAGGCCAAGTACAAAAAGCAACTCAAGACTGGTTATCACAAAAAAGAGAGTGATATTTCCGAAGGAACGACTTATTTTAAACCAATGTTGGCTAAGCATTTGGACGATTATATTGAAAAGATTGACTTCAAAAAGGGTGTTCTTGTCCAGAACAAATACAACGGTGTCCGGTGCGTAGCTCGGTTGGAAGATGGTGAAGTTGTGCTTCGTAGTCGTAAAGGTGAGTTGTGGATTAGTGTTCCCCACATCAACCGAGATTTGGAGTCGTTTTTTAACGAATACCCAAGTGCTATTTTGGATGGTGAATTGTATAATTATGACCTACGATTCAAATTGAATGAATTGGTCAAGCTGGTCCGTAAAACTAAATCGTCCAGTATCACACCTGACATTCTCAAACAGAGTGAAGAGATGGTGCGATTCTATGTTTACGATGGTTATGACAATTCGTGGGACCAATATAGTTCGGAGACGTTTTACACCATTCGTAAAACTTGGATTGATAGTATTGTTCCTAAATACTCCAAATACTATCGTAAGGTAAAGAGTGATTTGGTTCATTCTATGGCCGCAGTGGATAAAATTTATGAATCCTATTTGGCCGATGGGGAAGAGGGTGCGATTATTCGTTTGGCCGATTCTCCATATGAACATAAACGTAGTAAATATCTTCTCAAGTATAAACCAGAAGATGACGCGGAGTGTGTTATCATCAAATTGATTGAGGGAACGGGTAATTGGTCAGGCACGGCCAAGACGGCCACAATTACATGGAATGGAGAAACCTTCGATGCGACGTTCAAAGGAACGTATGAACAAGGTGTGGAACGCCTAAACAATCCTAAAGATTGGGAAGGTAAGACGGTTACTTTTCTTTATACCGGATTAACGGGTAAGGGCGTGCCTAACTATGCTCGAATTGACCCGGATAATTGTTTTAAAGGGGACCGATAAGTGTCCATCCTTTATGATGAGGACGTTGTTTATAACAAACTAAAGAAACGTTACTTGGATTTAGAGAATATTTTGTATATAAATCATATCTAGTTCCGGTAAACGTTTCTTGGGAATTTGTATTATAAAATTTATAAATGGTGTGGTCATAACATGCATTATTACTTCCTTTGGATATATTACTTTTTATTCTTTTATCTCGTAATATTTGCTTCGTCACCTCTGTATGTTTTTTACCATAAAAAGAATTTTTTTCACCAATATTTAATTCACGTAGTTTATCAATTGTTTCTTTAGAATGTTTTGTTCCCAATTTAATTATTTTTAATTTGTTTTTTGTTTCGTTGGTGTGTTTACGACCGATATTAGCTTTTCTGAGCTTTTCGATAACTTCCGGGGTCATTTCCACCTTTCCAGCTATAAAACTTAAATTATAACATTTATTTGGTTCGAGTTTTGCAATATCTAAATATTTTTGTTCAGTTATTAATAACTCACCGATATTCGTCAGTTCTACTATTTCCCATACAAAATTTTCACTTCCATATTTATTCCACGCACGTTGTAAACGGATGTTAGGGTGTGTTTTGGAATTAAGCATATATTTATGTGTCACCCATCTACCCTTGTATTTTGAGTTGATGTCTTTTGAACTTCCCACATAATACTTTCCGGTCACCTTATTCACTATTTTGTATATCCCGCTGAGTTTCCCAATATCGTTCCATTCTTTTTTTATTACATTTATCTCGGTTTCTTTGATAATATCGTTTGGAACGTTCGTTTGATTGTTTTCGACGATATTCGACTGTTCGGTTAAGTTTTTTTCTTCCCATATCATGATTATAAATATAACGTGAAAACATAAAACGTGAAAGAATCTTGACTTTTTGGTGAGAGTAGTCGATACTAGATTCAGATTAATAAAAATGAACACACCTGAGAGTTTATACGAAGTCTGGCTTAACACTCGGAATATAACCACCGTTTATGATGAAGCGATTGAACGGTATGAAGGTGATATAAAGGGTTATGAATGGTCCATTCGTGAACAGGAATGGTTGGATATAAGTAAACCGGTTAAAGAACATAATTTAAAAATATTAAAAAAAGAGTTACGTAAAGTTAAATCGAAATTGACTAAAACTCTAAAAATCAGAAAAGAGATAGTAAAATGAAAATAAAAGTATCAGATTTTAAATGTGACGCCATACTATGTTTGGAGATGTGTAAATTTAGTAGTACATGTGCAAACCACGACTCAGCTGGTGACTTTCGTAACGAAGGTGGATTTAAACCAGAACTTATAATGGTTGATAATGAAGTACATTGTGAGACGTATAACCAAGAAATATCAGATTATGACGATTGTGGTAATCTACCAAAAAATCATGGACAATTGTCGAGTGGTTTGGTTGTTTGGGATGATATCAAATCACCGGATTTGAGTGTTTCTTTGGAAAGTATTTTTGGCCCCACATACAGACTTACTATATCTGCTGATGGTAAGGAATTCATGGGAATGAGTGTGAAGGGCACAGCTCCAAAAAGAAGTGGTGAAATTTTGCCAGTATTAAAAGAGATTGTCCGTATGTTAGAGGCTCCTGATTTGCCCGATGAATGGGTTTTAGGTAAATATTCCCCAACCGTGTCTACGGTTAAAGGAGTTGGTGAGGGTGCAAAAGCTTTTCTAGAAGCAAATCCAGATTTTTGGCCGGGAGTTTCGGATAAAATACCAGATTCCGGCGTGGAGATAGACAATAATGTTCCTGTTTCTAAATTAACCAAGGATTTGGAAAGTATTGGTGTCGAGCAGTCAAAACGGATGGATGGATTAATATGATATTTACTATCTATTTAATTATTGGGATTATTATGGCGATATATGCGTGTATAAACCAATCAAAGTATTTCCCAGATAGAACTTGCTTTTTGGATTATGCGTTGTGTTTTTCGGCCAATGTTTTGTTGTGGCCAATATCTATATATTTCATCTATGTCAATTATATAAATAAATAATTATAATGATTCTAGTTTACATTTTAATTGGGATAGTCTGGTCTTTGGTGTTATCATTTCTACAACGTAAAAATTTTAACAATGGTGTAGATTTACTATCAATTGTCTTGTTCTTTTTAATCAATATGATACTGTGGCCGGTGTCGATGTTTAGTTTACATTTACAGTCGAATAAGAAATTATGAGTGATTTATTGTATAATGAAGTTCCGGTGGTTGGAAATGAGTATAAAAAAGGTGATTGGGAAAAAATTGCAATCCACGATGAAAACAGTATCAAGGGTTTCTTCGGAGATTTTAGGTGGTTAAGCAATTTTTACACCACTCCAGTATATTATGATGGGCTTTTGTATAAAAGTTCCGAAAACGCATATCAAGCAGCCAAACTACTTCCACACTATCGGGTAGAATTACAAACCGTTAGTGCATCAACTGCCAAAAGATTGTGGAAGTCTTTTGGTGAGGATAGTCTTTATGACGATACTCCCGATGCTTGGGATGATAGAAAATATGACGTAATGAGTGTCATTCTATTTGATAAATTTTATCGGAATGTCTTATTGCGTGAGAAGCTATTAGAAACAGATGATAAATTCCTAGAAGAAACTAATTGGTGGAAGGATGTGTACTGGGGGGTTGACGCCAAATTGGGTGGTGAAAACAATTTGGGTAAAATTCTCATGAAAATTAGGACGTATTGGAAAGTTTAATTTATGAAATCAATTTTGATTTCAACATTAATATTGTTTTTGGTTGGATGTACAACTGTATATTCACCATCAAGATATGAAGTTGCATATAATGAACTAAAATCCAAATATCCATCCAACAAGATATGAAGTTGCATATAATGAATTGAAATCCAAGTATCCATCATGTAACGTCCTATCAACCAACACCCACGTCACGTTTTTGATGGAAAATGGTGGAATCCACTATTTTGTTCGATTCGACAATGTTGGTAAAATAACCAGAATCACCAAACACAATTCTCTGGACAAATAAAAAAACCATGATAGGGTTTTTATATGAAAGAAAAAGCAACTGCACCAGAACAAAAAACTGAACGGTTTGAGGTAAAGAGTGGTGATTGGGACTTCAAAGCTCCTGCAAATTTTCGTGGTTGGGAAGACCAAATAAAGGGTTTGTTTGGAAACGAATCCTATGTTGGAACTGACCACTGCGTTCTCTTGGTTGAATACTCACCAAAATTAGTTCAACTGTTACGTCCGTTTCCAGACCCGAATGTTGTTGAAAAGGTCAACTTCAAGTTGTATGATGACGTTTTAAGTGAACGTGCAAAGAGTGGAAAATGGGTTGTGAAATCCACGACTCGTAAACTGGTATTGGAGTAAAATAACATGAATAGAGTAATACAAAATGCGGTCAAAATCACCGAGGATGGTGTTGTCACCTATCTGCGGTCATCACATCGTCACGATTATGTCGTTCACACCTTCAAGAATGGTGGACGATATGCACTCGACGGTGGATTGGATTATTGTAAAGTTGGAACGAGTAACATTCCAGACAACGCCACCATTGAACCATTTTCCGTGGTTGATACTGATAATTTCACAACTATTGCGGATAGACTTCTTTGGGGAACAAGGGGACCATCTGGTAACGACAAAATCCGTATTGTGCCATTTAAAGAATTGACTTTGGACCACCTTCAAGCTATATTGGATTATAACGATACGTTGACAACGAAGTTGAGTGACATTCAAGTTGACGTCATCATTCATTGGATTAACGAAAAAATAACAAATTAAAATTATGGGACTATTTGATAGAGCACCTTCAATTTCAGGGGATTAATTTATGACAGTTGCAAGCTATATTGGATTATAACGATACGTTGACAACGAAGTTGAGTGACATTCAAGTTGACGTTATCAATCATTGGATTAAAGAAAGACTAACAAGTAAAAATTATGGGACTATTTAAGAAAGCACCACCGGTTATTGAATCAAAAACTCCTGAGTATCAATCACAATATTTGATTGGTATGGACGCGGAGAGAGATTCTATCAAATTTTGTTTGACACCACGATTTGTAGATAGCATTGTTGGAGTCGAACGTGTCGATATTGGAACGCCACACGAAAGAACCACAATCACGTATATTCGTGACGATGAATCCACAAAGTCATCGGAGTTTTATATGGCAATCAGTCGCAAACAACACAATGCGTTTGTGGATAGAATGGTCAAAGACAAACAAGCAATTTCAGGGGATTAATTTATGACAGTTGGAATTCTTATTTTTGTGTTAATTGTAATTGCAATTGCAATTTTCAACTACAAAACTTTTTATGGAGATATGGGAACAACAGTTTTGATGACGTTGTTGTTATCAATGTTTCCATTAATGTTGTTTATGATAGTCACACCGTCATATAAACAATCTGAAATAACAACGAACGTCGTTCAGGGTGAACATAATACATTTGTGGAATATTTTGCACAGGGTCAACCTAAACATGTGGTATTTCCAAAAATATCTGAGAATGCAATGAAACGTGCTAAGTTTTATAAACGTGATTACTACAATCTTTTCTCTCAAGAATTCAGAAGTGAAGTCGTCGCACTATACGGTGAATAAATAACATGAATCTCCGAACCCTCATAAACAAATGTCATTTACCAGACGTCTATACATACATCTTTAACAAGGAATCTGATGCGTATAGTCGTGGAGTCAATCTGGACAAAATTATTTTGGCATATTCCAAGGTTATTGAGGATTTGAAGTCAAGACCCGAAATGTCGGTAGATACGAAAATATCGGTTGATTATGATATTGATTGGTATTGGGATTATTTGAAACAACACCCCGACAAAAAAACTAAGGAGGATAGTGATAATATTGAAGATTACAAGTATATCAACGTATCGTTATTGAATTCCGAATATGAGTCTGAACCACCTTCCAATCTAGCACCTTGGGGTGGAAGTTCGGATAATAAAAACGATTGTCCAGAAGGTTATTACAATCTCAATTACAAAGGTTATCAGAAACGTTACGGAATATCCGGTCAATACTGGACGGAGTTTGTGAATATGGAAATTGTGAATAACGACAATTTGGATGATTCTGATTTGTTGGCTGAGATTCTTTGGGAATTGACATTCCATGGGTTTACGGAGAAAGTTTCCACCGAATTTTGGGAAGAAATGGGTCGTCGTGTCAAAGAAATTGACGAGAATAATCCTTAAATTGATGGAATAGTTGTATGAGTGACTCGAAATTGAATTTTAACTTAGACCGAATTCATATTAATGAGTTTAGTAAAATGACACATGAAAATGTTAGTCGAGATGACCTACTTAAAGACGTATTTGACCCACTATATGTGGATAAATTTTTTCCCATTCAATTAGACCAAGAGGTTAGATTGGAACATTTTTATGAACGACAATAGATGTCCAAAGTGCGGTGTGCTATTCTGTATCTACCCAAAACCGGAAGATTCGGATTACTGTTTAATGTGCGCATATAAAGAATTGCAACACATGCGTCGTGATTACCGAACTGCAAGTGAACAGTGGAATCAATACAGAAAACTTTACACTACAAATTGATATGAATAATAGAGAAACACATTTTAGAGTTTGGGATACTGATAGTAAAAAATTTTGGAATGGTCCATTTAATAATTATTTAAACGAAATTTTTGAAAAAAAGAGATTTATTTTTCAACAATATACCGGATTAAAAGACAAAAACGGTGTAAGAATTTATGATGGTGATATTTTAAAAGAAACCCACTATGAAGATTGGACCGATGAAAATGGATTTGAATATTTGGGTGTGGTGAGACATAAAGTTTACTCTAATAATGATGCTGGTAATCAGTTTTCAGGTTTCGTAACATTTCCTAATTTAAATGAAAATAAAGAATATAGTGGAAATCCAATAAAGACAAATTGTGAAATTGTCGGGAATATCTTTGAAAACCCCGATTTAATTAAACAAACCTTGGAATAAAAACTTCTTCTTTTTTCTTTACCTTTCTTGTAATACTCTTGAACTGACATATGAAGATTTTATCGAAGGTAAAGACTATCAAATCAAAGACTGGTGAATTGCATTTTGAGAGATTTGCAATCATTGAGTTGTCACGATTCGCTATCTACATTCACCGTATTCATAAGGAGGATAAGGATTTACACCTACACAGTCACCCATGGAATTTTTGGTCAATGATTTTGAGTGGTGAGTATTACGAGAAATACATTGGTCGGGATGTTTTTTACGAACCGCAAGAATTCACACGTATTCGTGATAAATGGTCAGTGTCAAAGGCCGATAGAAGTTTTTATCATAAGATACTTGCTATTGTGAAGGGACCAGTATATACTCTATTCGTTACGTGGGGAAAACACGAACCGTGGTATTATATGGTCGATGAGGAAAAAATCGAATCGACAAAATATCGTGAAATGAAGAATACAACCGGATTCAAATAATTATGACTGGATATACTGCAGTATTACAAGAGGGTGACGTATCACTTAAACAATTTGTGTTGACTTGTGCGCGAGCATTTGGTCCATGTATTGAACAACGTGATGAAAATTCTGACGTTCCTCCACGAAAAGTTGAGTTGGACGTTTCCTATGAACAATCGGAAATTGAACGATTGAAGAATGAAGAATACACTCTCACAGACTTTGAGGAATACGTTGCAAAACAACGTGAGTATTATGTGACCACCAAGAATAAAAAGAAGGTCATTAAGAAAAAATATCAAGAAATGTTGACTCAGGTTAAAAATTGGTCACCACCAACGGAATCCCATACTCCATTGAAGAATTTCATGATTTCGCAGATTGAAGATTCTATCGAATTCGATTGTAAAATGAAGTATTATGATGATGAACAACGTCGTCTTGGTGAATTGACGTTTGGAGAATGGCAATCCACTATGATTGAATGCCGTGATAAAGCTCTCAGAAACATGAATATTTCGATTGAAGAGAAAACACGAAACGTCAAATTCCAAAACGAATGGATTGACAAACTCTACGCTAGCCTATAAAGTATGAAAATAACCAGAGAACGACGTATTGAATTGACAGATGGAAATATGGTCATTACGTGGGACGAAAGATTCTATTCCGATAGAGTCCAGATAAATGTCAAAAATGATACATATAGAGGTGATAGTCTCATTATTAAAATCAGTGAAATCGACAAACTTATCGAGACATTAAAATCAATGAAAGAGACGTTGAAAACAGACAAAATTATATGAAAACGACAAGACAAGGTGCATTTGAAACCAACAGTAGTTCATCTCACAGCATCACGATTAATGATAAGAATGTCCTTTTGGACAGCATTACTCCCGATGCGAATGGTGTGATTACTTTGTATGGTGGTGAATTTGGTTGGGAATATGCGAAATATACCGACCCTATCACCAAGGCCAATTATTGTGCAATTGATGCGCAACATAATGAAGAAATGATAAATATGCTCCGTGAGGTTATTATGGAACATACCGGAGCCAAGGATGTCGTCATTAAATTTTCAACTGATTGGAATAGTCCAGACCATTCCTACATTGACCATCAAAGTATGGGAACCAGTAACACCGCATTTGTCAGTAAAGACCAATTGAAGAATTTCATTTTCAATGTCAAGAGTGTTCTTTACACCGGAAATGATAATGATAGTGGTCCTCCAAATTTCTACGATGAAGATGTAGATTCGATGACGTATTATGTTTCTCTCGAAGGAACATCTGGTGGTAAATGTTATATTCATGAAAAGGATATTGATAACAAAGAAAAATTGACAAAAATTCTATGTAATCTCTATAGAGAAAATGTCAACAATGAATATTCATCTTGGAATCAATCTCATAACTTCATGACATATGAAGAAAGAAAAAGTCACTATTATCACATGGATTATAGGTCTGGTGACGAGGGTATCGACTTTGATAAAAAGACGGTGAGACTTGTTAGAGAATCGTATCTATATGATGGTGAGGGTAATTTAAAAGAACGAAAAGTTGACGCTGAAAAATTCATCAAGTTTGAAGTTCTTCCTCGATAAAATCGGTTGACTTTATCTAAAACCTAGATATAGTGACGTCAATGAATGTTTTGAACAAATACATCAATGGTAACTACACAGTAACCATCTTTGATGATGGAACCAAGGAACGGGAGTATGAAGGTATTCCCGTTCCTAAATGGCCCGAATCATGTGATGTGAAGGTGACTGATTACTGTGATGCGAATTGTCCGTTTTGTTTTCACCCCGATTCCGAAGTAATGACATTATTAGGAAACAAAAAAATATCAGAATTGGTGGTTGGTCAATTGATATATTCTTTTGATGAAACTAAAAAACAGATAGAACTATCTACAATAGAACAGGTTATAACTAAAAATGTAGATGAAAAGTTGATTGTAATTGAATTAGAAAATGGGAAAGTCATCAAATGTACCTATAATCATGAAATTTTTACAAATAATCGTGGTTGGGTAGAAGCATCTAAACTTTCAATAGAAGACGATATAAATCACATTTTATAATTGGTTTTAGATACTTATATCTATAATGAATAGATATATAACAAATTTAAAATTAAAAACGTGCCATATTTGTAATTCCACATTTAATGGAACACGACATAGAAAAACATGTTCTCCAGAATGTACTAGAAAATCAAAATTAAATGGAATGGTTAAGGTATTCCATCGTAAATTTTGTAAAGATTGTAATATTTTAATTTCCGAAAAAATTAAATTTGGATCTCTTGCAAAAGAAATAAACAATAACAATAAAAGATGTAAAAAATGTTCGGATATAAATCGACACAATTGGTATATCAATAGAAACAAAATTAAATCCGAAGCAAATAAGAAAAGTAATGGTAAAAAAATGGAAACCTTAAAACATCGGATGAAGATTAATAATCCAATGTTTAAATCGGAGACAAGATTAAAAGTTAAAAAAACTTTAGATGAAAAAATAAAATCTGGAATTATAAAATACAAAACTGGTCCAGAACACCATCTATGGAAAGGAAATCGTCAAAATAACAGTGTAATTAGAACAAGATTGAAAAATTGGAAAAAATCAGTATTGGAGAAATTTGATTACAAGTGTTATCATTGTGAATCTAATATAAATTTAGAAATACATCACATAGAACCATTAAGAAATATCATAAAAAAATTCACAGATAAACCGTTAAAAGAATACAATCAAGATTCCAAAGAATTTGAAAATTTAATTTTTATCTTGATTAATTATCATTTCAATAGTAATATTGGCGTATGTTTATGTGATAAGTGTCATTCGCAAGTGGATAAATTTAGAAAACAAACTTTTATTAATGAAAATTAAATCAATTAGTCGAGAAAAATATACTGGTGTTGTCTATGATTTGACCGTGGTTAAAAATCATAATTATTTTGTTTCTAATTGTTTGGTACACAACTGTCACGAAAAATCAACCGTGGATGGACTTCATGGTGATGAAGAATTGGGATTGAATCTATTTCGAGACTTGCCAGCCGGTGCAGAACTTGCTATTGGTGGTGGTAATCCTTTGAGTTGGGATGGTTTGTATAGATTTACCGACACCATGAAAGAACGGGGTGTAATCTGTAACATCACCGTCAATAGTGTTCACGTTCGTAAATTCGATTCTCTAATCGAAAGTATGGTTCAAGACAAAACCATTCACGGTCTTGGTATCAGTTACTTCCGAGCATTACTGCACAATTGTCTCCCATTCACTAAGATGACTCCAAATGTCGTATTTCACGTCATTATGGGTGTTCATACCATTGAGGATTTGCGACATATTATCAAGACAGTTCCAAACGCAAAGGTGTTGTTGTTGGGATACAAACAATATGGTCGTGGTGAAAAATATTTCTCACCAACCATTGAGAAAAATTTGTATGATTGGTATGTGACTTTGCATGAATTTTTCAAGGTCAAGGATTTGACTCTCAGTTTTGATAACTTGGGAATCAAACAAATGAAGCTGGAGAGATTCTTTGATAAAGAACAATGGAATCAATTTTACATGGGTGACGATGGAAAGTTCACACTTTTTGTCGATTTAGTTAAACTAGAATATTGTAAATCTTCAACCACACCAATACGATATAAAATTGAAAAAGACGATAATTCTGAGTCTATTTTTAGAAAAATTAGAGAAATAGGATAATGATATATATTTATATGGGTAATGAGTAAAAATTATCACATATATAGAATAAAAAATATTCTCACAAATAAAGTTTATGTCGGAATGACAACATGTTTAACAAATCGTTGGAAAAGACATCTAAAACTGTTAAAGTGGAATAAACATCATAGTGTAAAATTGCAAAGAAGTTATAATAAATATGGCGTTGAAAATTTTACATTTGAGAAAATATCGTCACACATCTGTTCATTATCCGAAATACGGTTGATAGAAATAAAAATCATAAAGATAGAAAATTCTTATCATGATGGGTATAATTGTACAGAAGGTGGAGATTGTTATACACATAAACTTGGTAAATTACATCCTCTTTCAAAACCTTTACATCAATATGATTTAGATGGAAATTGGATTAAAACTTGGGAATCCCGTTCTCTCGCAGTTGGTGAATTAAAAAAAGAAATATCGGTGACCAAATCAAAAAAACCAAAAATTTCACACAATCATATATGGTCATACGATTTCTACGGACCATTAACACGTCGTTTTCATAAAGTGTTTAAGTATTCTCTCAATGGTCTATTCATATCATCTTATGTCAATTGTCAACATGCGGCTAAGGTAAATAAATTAAATTCATCAAATATAGACCGATGCATCCGAGGAAAGACAAAAACTGCATATGGGTATCAGTGGAATTCTAAGTATTGTGATAAAATTTGTGAAGTAATTCCCAATAATCATGATAAAATAGTAAAACAGTCGGGAAAACGTATAGTGCAATATGACATTTATGGTAATTTAATTAACTCATTTCCATCATTAGGGAAAGCCGCTTTATCGGTTTCTGGAAACTACGAAAATATATCAAAATGCTGTAACGGTCACAGTAAAACCGCATATGGGTATATCTGGTCGTTTGAAAAGAGTTGACATTGTATAAACATGTGATAAAAATTAAGAAGTCTATGATTCGTTTTAATAATCTTGTTCATCAATTTAGAGTATTGGATGATATTAAATCGTTGCCACCAAGTGGAACGGTGAGGACAAACGTAACTCCCAATCTTCGTGCTGATAAGGTGGCGTTTTTCGACGGAAAAGATGAAGCCTAAACGTATTTTCAAAGTCACACGTAATCCAGATGATTATGATGAACTTCGAGATGTGAACTATGTAAAGGAGAACTTTGCAGCGGTAATCAATGTCTCTGATACGGAGTGTCTTACGTTTAAATATATGGAATCTGGAATACCTAGTTACTGGTTTCCAATCCACGAAACTTGGCATTGGGGTTATGGCCCATTTTACGCAACTGCGAAAATTCACGACCAAAACACGACTGGCAAACCAATCCTCATTCACTGTCACGCAGGAGCCAATAGGTCTGTCACGGTTGCTTACTGTGTGTTGAAGTCTCTTGGACGAACCGATGAAGAATGTAATCGTGAAATTGGTAGAGATGCCAAGTTTCAATATGATATGAATATCTATAAGGGATACATACCTCATGACGTTATCGACTTTTTATATGGTCGTTACGAAAAACCTACATACTCTATTGGTGGATTACTGCAAAATATCGGAAGTCCCAACATTTTTTTAAAGAAAAAAGAAATCACAATCACTAAATAAAAACCATTGACAAAATAAACAAACCATAGTAAAACTTAAAACCTAGATATGACAGCTCCAAATACTGAAACACCAAAGTATAAACTAACCGAAGAACATCGAGCACAACTTGACCCATGGGCAAAGAGATGGGTTAAAAACGCATTGTCAACCGACGCAATGACGGATGACGACAAGTTGGATTGTGTGAAGTATGTTCGTGAAATGTATAAAGCAGCTGATGTTGCTGAACCCAAGGATATTTTCTTTGTCAAGAGTCCATTTGCATTGGCTCTCGCGGGTGGATTTTGTTTGGCGGCTGACCGACTTGGTGCCGCTAGTAAGTTCACGAAGTCTGAAATTGTGAATCACATCAACTCTCTTGAAGGTCCAATCGTTTCCGACGAGAAGTGGTATTCAACCAAATACGACAAACGTGCGTTGTCTGAATATTTTGGGTTTGGTCAAAGTGGATTGGACGCAATTAAGGAAGTCCACGACATGTGGAATGGTGGTAATCAATGGAGTGGTTGGATTAGTTATATTTCCTTCTTCCGATACGTCGCCAAGTTGGACATCGACTATACCAAGTGGAATCCATATGAAAAACTCGCTGAGTTGTCTGGACCACGTATTGTTCATGAGAATTTCTGTATTATTTCCGATAAGCCAGAGGTTTTGAAGTTGAATTCGACGGATGCTCCCCACAACGAAACCGGACCATTCTGTAAGTGGCGGGACGGTTCTGCTCTATACTGTCACAACGGTGTACGAGTTCCTGCTTACGTCATTGAATCGCCACAAACCATTACGGTTGAGGATATTGAACAAGAAACGAACGCGGAAGTCCGTCGTGTCAAAATCACCAAGTATGGTCAAGAGAAGTTCATTCTTGATAGTAAGTCGGACGTTGTTCACACCGACGACTTTGGAACATTGTATAAAAAGTCAATGTCCAACGATGAACCAATGATGATGGTCAAGGTGGTTAATTCGACACCCGAACCAGATGGTTCATTCAAAGATTATTTCATCCGAGTTGACCCGAACGCATACGGTGGTTTACAAACCGCCAGAGCCGCTGTGGCCTCCACTTGGAGAAAAGAAGATGGTTCGATGTTATTTCCTCGACCAGAAGATTATGTCTTGGAAGTAGAGACTTAATTCGGTAAACAAACTAGTTATTAATACAAATATTATGAAAAACAACACATATCGACAGGGAGATGTTCTATTGGTTCCAACCAATGAAATTCCAACAACACTCAAAGTCACTGAACGTGTCACATTGGCACTCGGTGAAGTAACCGGACATCATCACAGCATCCTCGACGGTTCTACCGTTGGTTATGCCGCTGATGCAGAGGGACTATGTGAATACCTCGAAGTCAAGTCCTCCGCTGGTGGACAATTGACTCACCAAGAACACAGCACCATTGTTTTGCCGAAGGGTAAATACAAGGTTGTGAAGCAAGTGGAATACACTCCTGCTGCCTTGGTCAACGTCCGAGACTAAGTTGATTAGTCTCAATTAAAATTCAGTGTTTGTGGGGATATGGTTTATTCCAATCCCCACCAACTTTTTGTAAAATGAAAAAGAAAGAGTTTTGGTCAGCATCTTTTAAAACGCAAAGAATTTATTCCGATATGGATAGGGTTATTGATACTAAGAAAGATAATACTTTCTGTTTAGTATTTAACTCAACAAATAAATATCCACAGATCCATACGCATGTGGAGTTATACGAAGGTATTTATGAATTTATTAGTTAATAGAAATATTCAATTTCTAAACAAAATTGATTATATCAAACCTTTTACAAAACTGCGCATTTCATATGCGATAACAGAAAAATATGTTGTAAAGGTAATTGATGAAGCGGATATTTGGTCCGGTTTAAAGATTTTTGGAAATCCCAAAGATATATTCAGCAATTCATCGAAACCATATAGTGAATTTATTTTTGAGTAACCATGACTTATCGAAGTTGTCAAGAATATGATGAAAACACCAAACGTCTATAATTTAATTGAAGATCGAATTTACAAAACAGTTAATGCACAAATAACTAAAAACTGTGAAGATGGTGCTTGGATGGAATGTTTTTCTACATGTGAAACGAGTAAAGGTGGGGATGATTACGATTTCGCAACGGTTAGAAATGGTGTATGCGAATTTACGTTGGGGCTGACCACTGGGGCTGCGGATGAGCAGATAACGAAATATATCATCGACAAACCGAGATATTGGCTGAAATCGTAGATTCGGATTGTCTATTTATTGTTACTGTATTTTGCATCTCAAGGCATTCCTATCCAATTTAGAGATAGTGATGATTTTTTGTATGAGTAAGAAATCAAAGAAATTGAAAAGTTATAACGTTAACACACTAAACGATTTTTCACACCGAACGTCTAATAGTTTAGAGTGGGGGCATGAAAATGAATCCATTCCCATGTTGATTCACATTGATATAGTCCACACGTTAAACGACATGTCATATGATGTGCGTGAGGAATTTCGTATTGACAATATAACAATCCATGGTAAATTGAAGTCAGATTATGAAAACCAAAATTGACACATTAATTCTCGAAGCACGTAAATCACGTAATACCCCTCATTTGGCTGCGTATCAATACGTCAAATCGGCGATTCAAACTACCGAGGGTAGAGATACGGTGTTGCCCGATGGTAAGGTAGTTCCAACAGTGTTGTCCGATGTGGATGTTTTGAAGGTCATTGAGAAGGAGATTAAGTCTCTCAACGAAATGATTGAAAACAAAATTGCACATAACAACGAATCGGAAATGGTGACGGTTTTGTTGAAACTTCTTCCAGCCAAGGTTGAGGTTTCCCAATACGATTCGATTGTCACTACCGCAATTACAACAGTTGGTGCAACCACTCCAAAAGATATGGGTAAGGTCATGGCTGAAATCAAGAAGGTCTATGGTTCAACCGTTGACAACAAGGTAATCAGTGACGTGGTTAAATCCAAATTGAAATAACCTCTATATGAGTCAAGAAATCAAAATCCAAAAAGATTTGACAGTGAAGTTGGATTGTGGTAATTTCCATATACATGGTGGAAAGGGTATGACGACGGTGCGAAATGGGAAGCAAGAGATTGTTTTCTACACTCCCGAAGTTGATACTCTCATAAATATGTTGAATAAACTGAAAGAAGAGTTGAAATGAAAAAACAACAACTATTTGATGCTATTAATAATCTAGCTAAAGACCTTGGATTATACCATTGGATTGAAATAAATGACTTGGTTCATGTTCCTATGGCTATGAATACTCTTTCATCTGTGGCTTGGTATAAAAATTTTCCAGAAAATAACAATACTAAACTAATCCGAGAACAATTGGATAATCTTTGGATACGTGGTGGCATGAAATTTTTAGATTAAAATCATGAAAAAATCTGATTTAAATAAACTAAACGAAATAATCGGTAAGATGACCGATTTAGAAGTTGCTATTGCTCAACATTCTCATTTTTCTGGTGTCTATGGTGTGGCTACACAAGCAAAGCAATTAGAATGGTTCAATAGTTTAAGCAAAATAACTAGTGAATTGGATACATTTTATAAAGAACAAGCAAAGATAAAATAAATATGGCACAACCTGAAAAATTGATAGAATTTTATTACACATACTATTGGAAAACCCATGAAATTTAGAATAATCCAGTCCGAATCCGATGATAGATACTATGTCCAAGTTGAAACGAAATTTTTGTTTTGGAAATCTTGGAGATATTATGACAGGGCTGTATATGGATTTACAAATCCTACATCTGGATTTGTAAATTTATTGTCTGCCGAGTATTTCGTGGCAGCAGTAATTGCTCGTGAACAGAATGAAATCGAGGCAGATAAAAAACGGGGATTTAAGGTGATAAAGGAAATAGAATTATGAAAGATACACTTGGCGATAGAATGAAAATTTTCATTCTTTATCCCATTCGGTTTAATATATATTAATATGAAGAAATTCTATGTATATATTTATTTAGACCAGCGAAAACATGGCAAGTGGATTTTTAAAGATAAAGTTTTTAGCTATCAGCCATTCTACGTAGGAAAGGGAACAAATAAAAGAGATATCTCGCATTTATGCCCGTATATGTTGAATAAAAAAACATATAAATCATCAACAATAAAATCAATCATTTCAGAAACTGGTGAATTACCGATACATGAAAGAATATACGAAAATTTAACAGAAGCAGAAGCTATTTCAATAGAAAAAGATATAATCAAACATTTTAAACGAAAAGATTTATTCACGAGTGGTATTTTATGTAATCACACAGATGGTGGTGATGGTGTAGTTAATCTCTCAAATGAGATTAGAAATAATATGGGTAAGAAATTCCAAAAACCCGTATATCAATACGATTTAGATGGTAATTTTATTAAAAAATGGGATTCTTTAACATCTGTTTCAAATATAGTAGAAACTATTTCTAATATATCTACTGCTATAAAAAGAAATGGAACTTGTGCAGGGTTTCGATGGTCTTATGAAGATAAAGGAAAAAAAATCGAAAAAACAATAAAATATCAGATGCCTATAAAATACAAAAATATTCATCAAATTTCAATAGATGGCGGGACTACTGTGGCAGTCCATAAAAGTGCATTGGAAGCAGCTACCAGTTTAAACTTGACAAACAGATGCGCCCGTAATAAGATAACAGAGGCTGTTAAAAAAGGAACAACTGCATATGGATATAAATGGAAAATATAAAAAAGACGCATTAGGTATGCGTATAAAATCTAGTTACGAGGATAGAACTAGATACTCTCTACCTCGTAGAACATATACAATTATTCGTTTAGACGGAAAAGCATTTCATACTTACACAAAAGGGTTGAAAAAACCATTTGATAAAGAATTGATTGATGATTTGGACAATACTGTAAAAGCAATCCTTCCTCAAATACAAGGGGCAGTATTCGCATATGTTCAAAGCGATGAAATCTCAATTCTCTTGACTGATTTTGAAAAGGATACTACTGATGCGTGGTTTGATGGTAATATTCAGAAAATCTGTTCTGTGTCAGCAAGTTTGATGACTGCTGAGTTTAACCAATATAGGTTTAAAACTTGGCTTAAAGAGTATTCCAAAGCATTATCTGAATCGGATTTACATACATTTTCAGACGGACAAGTGGTGGGTATCGAAGAATTTCGTCCTGCGGCATTCGATTCCCGTGTATTCACCATTCCCGATAGAACGGAAGTGATGAACTACTTTATTTGGAGAAATCAAGATTGCACCCGTAACTCTGTTTCTATGGTGGCCCAAAGTCTATACAGTCACAAGGAATTGCACGGTAAGAACAGTTCTCAACTCCAAGAAATGATTTTCCAAAAGGGAATCAATTGGGCTGACTATGACCCAAGTTTGAAGAATGGTCGTGTCATTATCAAAGAGAAAGTGTTTGATTTGGATGAAATAACTCCTGAGAACATTGCACCACCCGCAAGAACTCGATGGACATCACAACCTGCGTGGAAATTCACACAGGACAAGGATAAGTTGTTGACCATGATTCCCGAATACCAATATGATTAAAATTGAAAATGAGAAACGTGTTCCGGCTATTTTAGCCAAGGCTGCACGTGATTATTGTGAATCCATCGGTGCGATAGAGATTTACAATATCGCAACTTTATGCGATAGAGACTATCGTATTATGTATTATATCATGGAAGGTGAAAAACGAGTGATGCGAGCGGTCATTCTACAAACTCCCGAAGAATACAACCGATGAATCCACTACCACAAATGTATTGTCTGGTTGCGATGGACGAACTACGTGATTGTAAAAATTTCGGAGAAACGTTTGTGCATTTGAAGATGCACTTTTTCCGAACATATCAATCAGGTGTCATCTTCTCTACTCGGTTTGGTGCTGAATTCTTCAATGAGGTTTATTATCGAATTGTCAACAATAAACCCATTGTTGCGGAGAAGGGAAGTCTATTGGGTGAGTTTGATAAGAATTTTAATGCGTGGTTAAAAACTGTGGTCAATGATTAATATGAAAAAATTGAAATTGTGGTGGGGATGGTTTTTTCATCCAAATGAAACAATCCGTGAAGAACGTAAAGTGGTTGTTTGGGAATTTAACCCGGATGAAACCATATCGGCATTTGATTTATACCAATGTCGGAAACGACAAATTGTATTCAATACTATAGATGAATATTTAAAACACAATGAGTTGTGGTATAATGGACTCACACCCTCTGCTAAAAAATATCTCAAACCAGTTGAGGTAACATTAACGGAAACGCGGTTGAAATACGAATAAATGAATACAAATCTAAAATTTAGAGCGTGGAATGCGTTTACAAAAAGTTTTTATACTAAACCGTTTTTAATTGGTTCGACGGGATTACCATTTATTTATAACGAGGAATACCTTCATATACTTCAATTCGGAAGTAAAGGGAAATATCATGGAATCTCCAGAACTATTAACTAAATATGACTAAATATAAATGGATTGAATTGACCGAGGATGATGTGGTACAATTTGAGAAAATTATCAAAGAAACTGAATTGAATGCCAAACATACTTTCAAAGATGATGAAGATGGTCCCGATGGGCGTTTTGATGATATGAGTCGTGAGGATGTGATTAAACGAGCCGAACAATCGGCCAAAGATTTATTGAGATATGAAAATTAATTGTGATAAATGTGGAAAGGTTTTGGATAAACCGGGAGCCTTGGTTTTTTCCCCACCATCTAATAATGCGTTGGTTGGTCAATCAACATTGAAGTTTCATTTTTGTGTGGGTTGTTGGGATTTACACTTGAAACCAATGGTATCCACGTTTAGACTTCGTACTATCGAAGAAGATGACGTCGAAGAAGATAATCATATTGGAATATAATATATGAATACAAATCAAAACGGTAAGGGTGATGCTCCACGGAATTGTTTTAGTGAAGAGTATCGTCAGAATTATGACCTTGTGTTTCGTAAAGTAAAACCGGTTATTAAACGAAAATCCAAAAAACAAGTGAGTGTTCCAGTAGAGGGTGACGAGGGTCGTTTTGGTAAAACATTCATTGGGAATTCCTGTGACGTTTGTGAACCAAAAGTAAAAAAGGGATATAGTCTTTGGATTGAATGGGGACGTTGGTTCATCGCACCAACTGTGGATTCTAAACAATTTGGTCGCCACTCTTATGATGATGAAATGGCGACATATCATGGAATTCATGACTGTTCGTGTGGTTGTTATATGGGTTCTAGTGCGTCATCTGGTCCGGTTGACCCATTTGGTCCATGTCCAATGAATCAATTCAAAAAATGAACGAACGAATATACAGTCTCGACGATTACCGAGCATACGACATTATTCGTCGTGCATCTATTAAATTGACGAAACTCAAATACAACACGTATGTTGAAGTCACCTTTAACGAAACATATGGATACCAACTGTCCGTTCGGGGAGTCATATTTGCAAATTCCCACGATGAACAAGAAGCTTGGAGAATTCTCTTGGATTTATTGATGAAAGAGATACAATGATTGTCGAAACGTGTCCATTTTGCGGTGCAGGTAGAGATGTGACATCCGAAAGAATTCGTATCCCACATAAGTCGGATTGTTTCTTTCGAGGTGTCGTCCACCTATTTCCTCTCAATGAGACACAAGAATTTTTGACAAGATGGAACAAACGGGTTGACAAAAACAAAAAGAAGATATAGAATCTAAAAATATGAAAACACTAACAGAAATCAAACAACAAGTCGCTGACCTTCATAAACAAATTGAAGCTCTCAAGGAAACACTGCAACTATCTTTTAAGGAAGATTTGAAAGAACTACTACAAAAACATAAAGGTAAGTTTGATGAGATTTCCATGGGCATTAATAACCACGAATTTAATGATGGAGATTCAACCTATTTTAGTCTCTACTATGATGATTTGACACTCATATACACAAACGCTGATGGAGAATCAGTGGAATGTGGTGGTTATGGTGAAGAGTCTGACAATAAAGAAATGGAATCCATTCGTGAAGAGTTTTTTGAACTGTTTTCATCCTACGACGTGGATAATCTTCACGAAGAGATTTATGGTGGTGAATACGGAACTATTGCCATTCAAGGAGTAAAGTAAAATGTTGGAATTTTATAAACACGTAACGAGTGGAATATTTGAATATTTGATATTCGCATGCTTGATGGTGGGAACACTATTCACCATACAAATTATGGTGGTTGCCGCTATTCGAGTGGTTATCTCAGAATTCTTCACACAGAAGCTCGTACATAAACATTCGGTAAAAATTATGGCCGACCTTGACGCAGAAGAAAAAGAAGAAGTCAAGGCTATTTTGAAAGATTAATTACACTCACCTAATTCATAACCGACTGTCACACCAACTCCATCTTTCAGATGGAGTTTCTTTTTGCCCTGATATATCGCAATCAAATGTAGTTCCTTACATTGAAACGTCATATTCACATTAAATAGGTTTGCGATGGCATATTTACTAATAGATGAGAAATCTTCCTCCGATACACGGACACGACCATTGCACTTCAATAACTCTTTATAGGGAATGGTGAAGTCTTCACCAACTTTACAATCCAAGTTGATTTTCTCTGGAAAGAATAACAAGTCCATTTCTAAGGAATTTTCAATGGTGTCGGTTATGATAGTCAAATCGACAATCTTACCACTTAAAAATTTGCCAGATGTCGTCACCAAAACCACAGGGTTACATAGGAGTTTGTTTTCCCCATCTATTTCAGTCGGAACAGTTAAAACCGTAGATACTTCACGTATATCCATATGTTAATATATATCACAAATGAGTCATAATTTGATATTTATATGGTATGATGATACTAAACCCATATTTTTTTGAACCAGTTTCTTTGGGAGTTGATTTAACTGCCTATTGGAAATTAGATGAAACTACTGGCACACGTGCAGATGTATTTTCTATATCTGACTTAACCGATTTCAATAGTGTTGGGTTTGCAGCTGGTAAACAAAGTAATGCGGCTGAATTCGTTAGGTCATCTGAACAACGGCTTACAACCCCGTCTAACTCGTCTTTAACGGTTGGGGATATAGACTTCACATTTTCCATGTGGATTCGTCCTACGGGAACTGTGTCAGATGTACAGGGTGTTATAAACAAGTGGTATGATAACAGTGAAAGAGAGTATTGTTTATATCTCTCAGTGTTTACTCCAAATCGACTTTCTTTCATTGTTAGAGATGCGGCGAATACTACGGATACAAGTATAGATTCCACATTTGATTTAGTTGCGGATACGTGGTATCATGTTGTAATATACCATGACTCGGTGAATAATGAATTGGGTATAATTATAAACGACGGTACACCAGTTACAGTGAGTTACAGTTTGGGTGTTTATGATGGTAGTGTCAATCCAAGAGAATTCAGTGTAGGATGTGACCAAGACCCACCAGTAACCGGAAATAACAGCCATTTTGATGGTCGTATAGATGAGTTAGCAATGTGGAAACGTATGCTTACACCTGCTGAAATCACATATTTATACAACTCTGGAAACGGACTTACCTATCCATTTTAACGATTTGATTTAGCAAGTTGTGCCAACACGCTATTTGCTTTGTCAATTTCCAACTGCAATCTATCAATAGATGGTAAAGAATTATAATTACCTTCTTTAAGTTTTTGCACACCAATTGTGGATGCAATAGCACTTTTTGTTTGTGTTTCTTTTAACACCGCATTTAGGATATTTTTAGTAGCTTCGTTGACTTTTGTCAAAGCCAATACAAATGCTTCTTTATATTTCGTATTGGTTCTTTCATAACCCGCTTTTTTAATGACTACCAAATAATGTTCGGTCATCAAAGTCTTTTCCTTGGTTTCTTTCAACTCTTCCAACAATGGTCTTAATTCCTCTTCAATGTTTGAATACTTGGTTTTAAGTTCTTGTATTTTAGAACCCAACAAATCGATTTGGTCAGATAACAAACCAAATTCCTCAATTTTCTTCTCTAATTCGTGATCGGTTACTTGCATCTCCGATACCACCGATGTTTCATTCATCTCATTGACATGCTTTTGTACAAAATCACGGTTTGAATAATTCAACCAATCTAACTCTTCATGTGTCAGTGGTCTATAATCTTCTGATCCATCGATGTGGAAGTCACCCGCTGGATAATAAGCCATTGAAATGTATGCATCGGAAAAGTCGGGTGCATCTTGTGGGTCAATACCATCCACTTCAACATCTACAATTTTATTTAAATCCAGAATTGGTTCTTGGGTTATTTCTCCCAATACTTCTTTGATTATGGATTTTAGTTCGGACACTGTTATTTTATTCATATTGTTTCCTTTTCTGGTTGTTATTTTATTCATATTGTTTCCTTTTCTGGT